AGTTCAACGACCGCAGGAAAGTTCAACTAGCACAGCTAGTTCAACGACCGCAGGAAAGTTCAACTAGCACAGCTAGTTCAACGACCGCAGGAAAGTTCAACTAGCACAGCTAGTTCAACGACCAATTACTTCCATCATAGTACAAGGTCGATGTACCTGGATTACCCTGATTTGTATCAGGTATCATTAGATACCCTACATTTGTTGCACCTACAGATACAGGTACAGGGCTTAGAAATCTAGCTCCACATTTAACATAATTAAAATATCCTCCCGTGCAGCCTGCTGCTGTAAAGGTAAGAGGATTTGTCAGTGCAATGTATGTATATCCCAAATTTGTTTGGCTAATAGATACACCACCTGAAGCAAGTTGAATAGGACAGTTTGTTACACTAATATTTGCAGAGAGAGATGATGTTATCGTTAGATTTGAAAGAGTTATTCCGCTGTTAGAGGCAATAAAATCTGGTCTAGAAAAAGCATTATTTCCTGTAGTAAGAATAACCTCTCCTGTACCAATTCCTACGATTGCTGTATTTGAAAAAGATACTCCTGTAGCACCTTGGGCCCCAGTAAATCCTTGTAGGCCAGTTGAACCAGTAATACCTCTACTTCCAGTAAATCCTTGTGCACCCGTGGCCCCCGTTACCCCTTGTGCGCCAGTCCATCCAATATTTCCTTGAGTGCCTGTTATTCCCTGGGCTCCAGTATATCCTGTAAATCCTTGGGCTCCTGTAAATCCTCTTGCACCCTGGGAACCAGTCGCCCCTTGTATTCCTGTCGAACCCTGTGCACCGGTGTCACCAGTAACTCCATTTTCTCCAGTCCATCCAGTAAAACCTTGTGCCCCTGTAAAGCCCCTTAGACCAGTTGACCCTGTTTGCCCCTGAGTTCCTGTGAATCCTCTTGCCCCTGTAAATCCTGTAAACCCCTGAGCTCCAGTATCTCCAGTGTTTCCCTGTATACCTGTTGAGCCCCTACTTCCCTGAGTCCCAGTAGAACCTTTGGCCCCAGTTGAACCTGTTATTCCCTGTGCTCCTGTGAATCCTGTGTAACCCTGCGTACCGGTTGCCCCTTGTGCTCCCGTTGAACCTGTATCACCTTGTACTCCTTGAACCCCTGTTGACCCTCCAGCTCCAGGATCCCCTGTAAGTCCTTGTGCCCCAGTCCATCCAGTTTGACCTTGGACTCCAGTGAATCCTCTTGCACCTGTCCACCCCGTAGCCCCCGTAGCACCTGTTGCTCCTGTTGTCCCTGTGTCTCCTTGAGCACCTTGAGCTCCAGTAAAGCCGGTAACACCTTGGGCACCGGTTGCTCCAGTTATACCTTGAGAACCTGTAGCACCTTGAGCTCCAGTTGCTCCAGTTGTACCTGTCGAACCTTGAGACCCGGTATTGCCCTGTGCTCCCTGAAATCCCTGAGCTCCCTGTGAGCCAGTTGCACCAGTGGACCCCGTAGGACCTCTAATCCCTTGTGCCCCCTGGGCTCCAATAAATCCTGTTGCACCATTTGTCAACGCAAATCCGGCATATGTAGTGCTACTAAATGTATTTATACCGTCACCAATTTTAATATATCCAGTATCTGTCTCTATGGCAAGTTCGCCAATGGATAATGGTCGTGAAATATTTGACCAGGATGATGAGGTATTTCTTAGAAACTGAATTGCTATATTTGAGCGTGTAGCCATATCTATATAGGGATTGTATTGTCTTATTTTTATAGAAGACGCTAGTATAGAAATGGCTAATCCTAGCATTGCTGTAATTTTTCGTAAAAATACATCTGCTGGATGGTCAAGTAATAGTCTTTTACCTGGGGAACTTGGTATAAATACTGACACAGGAGAATATCGTATAAATATATCATCATCGGTGGTGGCTTTCTCATCTCTTACAAGCTCCAATGTAATTCAAACTCCACAGGCATTAATGGGATTGACAGGGTCAACGGGTTCAACTGGTGCAACAGGTGCTCAGGGTTTTACAGGGGCACTGGGTTCTCAAGGAGCGCAAGGGGCTCAAGGAACTCAAGGAGCAACTGGAGCGAAAGGAATAACAGGTATACAAGGACAAATCGGTGCACAGGGTGCTCAAGGTTCAACAGGAGTAGGGGGGCCACAAGGTGCTAGAGGTGTACAGGGATTAGAGGGACCTACCGGAAACCAGGGGGTAACAGGTGTCCAAGGTTCTCAAGGTGTTCAAGGAGAAACTGGATCGACGGGAGCAACTGGATATACAGGTGCACAAGGGGTAACTGGTCCTAAGGGTACTACAGGGTGGACAGGAGCACAAGGTGCAACAGGGTGGACAGGAGCACAGGGATTTACTGGACCTCAAGCAAAGATTGGAGAGACAGGAGCACAGGGATTCAGAGGGGATACAGGGGAAGGAGGTGCCACGGGGACTACGGGTGCACAAGGAGCAACAGGTGCAACAGGTGCACGAGGCTCGACAGGTTCTACTGGGGTCCAGGGAGATACAGGCTCGCAAGGAGCAACGGGCTGGACAGGTCAACAAGGCTCGACAGGTTCTACAGGAGTTCAGGGAGATACGGGTATACAGGGAGCAACAGGGTGGACGGGGGCACAGGGGGCAACTGGTATACAAGGTATTACAGGTGATACAGGTGCTCAGGGGGCAACAGGTGCAACGGGGGCTCAGGGTGCAACCGGTAACCAGGGCTCTACAGGATTTACTGGAGTTCAAGGTTCAACGGGTATTCAAGGCGCAACAGGTGCAACAGGTACCCAAGGTGCAACAGGTGATACGGGTGCCCAAGGTGCAACAGGTGCACAGGGTGCAACAGGTATTACTGGTCGTTCTGCAGACACAGGCTCTGCGGGTGTAACAGGATGGACAGGTGCCCAGGGATTTACAGGTGCCCAGGGATTTCAAGGGTATACAGGTGCACAGGGATCTACAGGCTCGACTACTAATATAATTTCTACACCAGATGTAATTCAGGCAAATCTAGTATTTTATTCTAATATTTTGTATTATGCATCGAATGTTACGATTCAGGGTTCTACGATAACAGCATGCAATATTACTGTATTGAATAGAACAGTTGTTCCATTTAGCATCTATATAGGTTACAGTTCTACCGTACTTTTAACAAATACCTTTTATGGAAGTACTGTTGTCTTTTCTAATACCTTTTCTCCAACATTTAGTAATTCAACTACAAATTGGCCATTTTATATGTATCTGAAAAATATAGGCACATCTAATCAACAGATTAGTATAATTTCAGCTGGAACAACATACTATCCAGGAGGTCCTGCAGGCTGTAATTTGTTCTGCGCAACATCTAATCTTACGGGTAATTCTCCTTTGACAATTTTATATGCAGGTACATCTGATGTATCAACGTGGAAGTTATATTAGAATACAAAGGTATATAAGAATTAGTAAGTATGTCTGGGCTGCCTGCAGTGTCTGGGTATACTATTAAATTACGTACAGGAACATTGGCTACACTGGGTAATGTATATCCTGGTGAAATTGTTTGTGTTGTTGATCAGTCAAATAAGCCAATAGGACTTCAAGTAAATGCAAATAGTAATCAATTTCTTTCAGCATCTAATGCACCTTCTATTCTAAATCGGGATATTACGGGATATGCAGGAATTCAAGGTTCACAGGGAGATACCGGTTCTAGAGGTTCAGTGGGTTTAACAGGCTATAGTGGAGTTCAAGGGTTCGCGGGCATGGCTGGAGATACCGGCGCCACGGGAGCTTCTTCATCAACTGGATTTACTGGATATTATGGGCCACAGGGGTCTACGGGACCAACGGGTGCACAAGGTGCTGGCCTGACGGGTTCCCCCGGTTCTCAAGGAAGTCAAGGTCGAACAGGCGCTACAGGAGTAGTAGGGTGGCTAGGTTCTAAGGGGGCACAGGGTGCAACGGGGGATACAGGTCTTCAAGGTGTAACAGGGTATTCGGGTAACCAAGGACAAACAGGGTTCAGGGGTGCAATAGGTTACACGGGTTCACAGGGGGGGGCAACGGGAGCAACTGGGGCACAGGGGGCGACAGGTTGGACAGGCACACGAGGATTTACTGGTACTTCTGGAGTTCAAGGAGATACAGGCTTTAATCAAGCTGGAGGCACAGGGATACAAGGTTTAACAGGTATTACAGGGACTCAAGGATATACTGGTTCAGCAGGATATAATGGTGTCACAGGGGCTGCAGGTACACAGGGCTTCACAGGAGCTTCGGCAGATACGGGAATAAATGGGGCTCTAGGTGCAACAGGGGGTAAAGGTTCTCAGGGATCCACTGGTGTTCAAGGATATACAGGTAGTAAGAGCGGTCGAGGAACAACAGGAGCTACAGGTACCCGAGGTTCTACAGGTTCTCCAGGAGATACCGGTGCCCAAGGAGATACAGGTATAAGTAATAGGGGGTCAACTGGTCCTCTAGGCAGAATGGGATACACTGGAGCCCAGGGTTCAACAGGTCCTGCTAATAATCAAGGAGCTACGGGCATATTAGGTCCTCAAGGCTATACAGGTTCTCGAGGAGCAACAGGCAGTCAAGGAATCGACGGTGATACAGGAACGCAAGGAACTGCTGCGGCATCAGGACTTATTCCTTTAACAGGAATAACAGGACCTGCGTATATTGTAGGCTATACGGGAATTAATGGTAGTCCCTATTTAATGTTCAATAGTGGAGCAGTTTATCAATCGAATATCTTAACAGTAGGCATTGTCAATGCATCGAATCTAACTACATCACTAATTGTACAGCCGCCATATACTTCTACGCCTATTACATATTTGACTTCTAGTAATTCAGGTTCAAACACACTATTTATTATAAAGAATACCTCAAATAGCTATCCTGTAAGTGTTACTTCTCAGAATTTATACGCTACGTTTTCTAATTTATTATTCACGCAAATGATTCTTCATCCAGCAGGGTGGGCCTATCTTTATTCTGATTCCAATGTAAACTATGCTACAGCATGCAATTATATTTATTCATTTAATATGTCTACATCCAATTTATCTAACCTCGGCTTTTCTACAGCAATAAATCACATGGGTCTCGACCCCTTAGGAAATGTCTTTGCATCTTTTAGTAATAAAATCGTAAAATATACAGTGAATACTTCTACAGGAGCACTTACATCGAACTATAGTTGGATAGTCCCATCTGGATCAAAGCTATATGTTACGGCGGGGTACGTATATGCATATCTTACAGCGACAACCTCGAACGTACTCAGATTTAATAATTTCAGTAATACGGCTTGCAATATATATACTTCTGCTATCTTTTCGAATGATGCTAGCTTATCATATCTCTCTTCTGATCCTAATGATCAGAATATATATTGCACAACATTAACAGGTAATGTATATTCTTATTCATTAGCAACATCGACTGTAAAATTGATTGCATCGAATCTAGATTATGCAACAAATATTCCCTACGTCGACACATATACAGCTACATTGTATTCATCATTAACAACATTAGGCAACATTCAGCGTATACCCTTAGATGGAACTCAGTCGTCTAATCTTGTTACCTTATACCCTCCTGTAAATCCCTCATATAATGCAAATATAGCAGGATTTGCTAGTCCAACTGCACTTGTATATAATCCTGTTGATTCAAATATTTATGTATGTTCTTCCTTTTTAATTCGTCGTATTACTCCTCTTGGTGTAATTACGACAATTGCAGGAAGAATTCCAGGAAGTAATAACGGCGTTGGTTCACTTGCCACCTTTAGCGTGGCATATAGAGTGTGTGTTGATACAACGGGTTCAAATCTCTATATTGCGGATTTAGGGAATAATTCCATTAGAAAACTTGTGATAGCTACATCGAATGTAAGTACCTTCGCCACAGGCTTATCTGGCCCGCAGGGTGTTGTATGCGATACGTCAAATCTTTACGTGGCAGATACAGGAAACCACGTGATTAAGTCTTATTCACTTACCACATCAAATATGAGCTTTTTAGTAGGTTCAAATGGTGTATCTGGTTCTATTAATGGTGTAGGTTCGGCTGCACGATTTTTTTATCCCAAGGGTCTTGCTATTACATCCAATTTTTCTATTCTTTATATTGCAGATTCATCGAATTTTACAGTGAGAGCTCTTCCTATGGCAAGCTTGAATACAACTATATATATGGGTCAGCCTGGTTCTAATGGGTTTACAAGTAGTAATTTAGCCGGACCTTCTGCAGTAACACTTGATTCTAATGGACTTCTATATGTAGTAGATACTGGAAATAATGCTATACTATATGCAAAATCTGTAGGTATACTTTCTTCTTCCAATAATCTTATAACAGGTGTATCAAGTATATATTCTCTTACCATGAACCCATCGTCTCCTAATATTATTTATGCATGTGATCAGAATTCATATAAGGTATTCTCATATAATTTAAGTACGAGTACAGCAACTAACATTTATACCTTATCGAGTTATGCACAGTCTATTACAGTCGACTCTAATTCTAATACATATGTTTCTGTAAGAACGCAAGGTATATTTCGAAATGGTTCTCTCATAACTGGAACAAATACTATAGGAATTAATGTTTCTCCGCTCTGTGTAGATCCAGCTGGTACATATGTATATGCAGTAACTTCTCATCAGATATATAAGGTTACTATTCCCAGTGGTCCTGCTGTTCTACTAGCTGGTTCTCCTGTAAATGGAAACGGATATGTAGATGGTATTGGATCGAATGCACGTTTTTATCAAATAGGTGGAATCTGTATAGATAATGCTGCAAGTAATTTATATGTATGCGATACATATAATTATGTTATTCGTAAAATAAATCTTCAAACGTCGAATGTTACAACTATTGTTGGGCTATATAATACTCCCTGGTCAAGTACTCCTATAGATGGTATTGGAAGTAGTGCGAGATGTTATTATTTATGTGGAATAACACAGAGTACTTCTGGATTGTTGTATTTCGTGGATGAACTGTATACTAATTTTGCTGCTTGGCTACGTACAATAGACCCTGTAACTTTAACTGTAAAAACGTTATGTAGTATACCTGGAGGTTTATCGTATGCTAATTTTGTTACAAATTTCACAGAGACTGCGATATATCTTCCTTCGACTGGAAATGGTTTTTCACAAAATTCTCTCGGTTTCTATACAGCCGTTCTAGCAGGCTCAAATCTGGGATTTAATAATGGTACAGGATTATCGGCCCAATTTAATACTCCCCTGGGAATAAGCTTTCAGGGGTCTAATATTATTGTCGCTGATAAAGGAAATTACCTTTTACGTTTAATTTCTCCAAATTCGAATGTTATAACATATGCAGGGTCAAATATTATTACTCGTAATGTAGATGGAGTAACTCAAACGTATATAAATTTATTTAACTCTTTATTTTCATCTATTGGGGCCTTATGCACAGATCTCTCAGGGAATGTCTATGTTGCAGATGGACAATATATAAGATTTGTAACGCCAGGTGGATTCGTTACGACTATTGCTAGTAATTTTTCTACAGCAAAAGGAATTACCTTTGATCCTTTATACACTTATTTATATGTATCAGACACTGGAAATAATACTATTAAACGTATTGCCTTATCAAATTATTCTGTAACTGTTATTGCTGGGTCTACCCAGGGTTATTATGATACATCTAGCTCAGTTACATCTGTATATACTCCTCCAGTTCCTCCCACCATTCCAGGTCTCCAGCTTTGGTTAGATGCATCTGACCCTTTTGGGAATGGCACAGTTCCAGCAAATGGAGCAACCTTAACCTCTTGGATAGATAAATCGAGTAATGCATACAATACAACAAATTTAAATGTTAACAATTCTACGCCTTATAATGTAATGTATTATCAAACATCATATAAAAATGGTATTGGTGGAATAAGTCTTCCTGGCTGGACAAGTCCATATGCATCTATCCCTGCAGGAACATTTGCTAATTCGATGACGATATTTGCTGTATTTAATTGTACAGGTTCAACAAATCTAAATGCGCCACTATTATACAGAACTGGAAATGCTCCAGCTAATAATAGACCACATCCTTTCGGTATTGAATATGCTAATTTTGAATATGATTATGGTGCAGATCCTACCAATAATACTGGAAATATACTTGCATTTAATCCTTTTCAAGTAACATCACCAATATTAATAAATGCAGTGTATAGACAAACAGGAGCACCTTCCTTGTATTTATATTCTAATGGTAATATTTTAGGAAGTAATATAGCTATTAGCCCTGCTCCATCTGGTCAAGATATTGGAACTAGATTTTTTGTAGCAGGCAGAGGAGATGGAAATGGAAACAGGAATGATTCTGTGTTTGGAGAGGTGTTAGTGTATAATACTACACCTACAACACTGCAGAGACAACAGATAGAAGGGTATCTTGCCTATAAATGGGGGTTTACATTGCCTGTGTCACACCCCTATTACGGTAGGAGTTCTGCTATAAGTACATATACAATTAGTCCAATTCTTGCACAATTTAATGCACCTGGGCAAATATGTATTGATAGAACAAACACAAATATTTATGTGGCTGATTCTGGAAATAATGTAATTAGATTAATTAATCTTTCTACTGCAGTTACTAGTACATTTATTGGAACGGCTCAGGCAGGAGCATATCAGGAAGGTACGGGGGCGTCTGCATATTTTAACCAGCCCACGGGAATATCTATAGATTCAATAGGTTCAAAACTCTATGTTGCTGATTCAGGAAATAATCTAATTCGACAGATTGTTATTGCAACTAAGACATCTACTCTATTTGCAGGATCTACTGGAGGATTTGCTGATGGAATTGCTGGTGCCGCTCAATTTAGATTTCCAGTGTGTATTATTATAGATTCAGCAGGAAGCAATCTATATATATCTGATTACACCAATAATAGAATACGTCGAATAGTTCTTTCTAACGCTACAGTAAGTACTCTTGCAGGTTCTGCTACAGCAGGTTCTTCGAATGGAATAGGAACTGCAGCAAGCTTTACTGGACCTTTCGGTATTGCAGTATATTCAAATATTCTCTATACAGGAGAAGTAAATAATCCTCAGGTTCGACTAATTACTCTGACAACTTCAAATGTAACCACCTTTGTTGGATCGAATATTGCAGGATACCTTGATACTCCTTATGTATCGTATGCTAGTTATAATACTCCACAAAGCCTAAGTGTATATTCAAATGCATTGTATACAATGATGAGTTTATATAGCAATTCTATAATGGTTCAAATTCCATTTACATCATATCCATCAACAACGTTTACATTTTCTAATACTCTCACTCCACAAATACAGAATACTACAGGACGGCAAGTAACGATTGCAGTTACAGGGTCAACTGTAACAAATCCTATCATACAATCTTTGCCAAATATCTCTGATGTACTAACATTATATAATACTGGGGTATCGTATACCTTAATCTAGTAAATAAATTATACTGCATCTGCATAAATACATAAAGAATATTGCGTAGTGCAGAGTACATAACACAATATTCTATACCCATATATACAATAGATATGTCAGGTTCTACCGGCACAGTTAACTATAGATTACGTAAAGGAACAACGAATGGTCTAAGTAACATTCGTTCAGGTGAATTAGTTTTTATTACAGATCAGCCATTTCCCCAGGTATTCTTAAATACGGATCCATTTATATCCCCTAAAATATCTGTTGTTGTTACACAAACAGGATTTACAGGTCCTACAGGGTATATAGGTCCTACTGGTTATAGTAGTTCAATCACCGGTTCAACCGGTTCAACAGGTTCTACGGGCTTGACGGGGCCAACGGGTGTGCAAGGGATACAAGGTCCAACAGGTGCTACAGGTCCCGTAGGCTTTACTGGCTTTACGGGCTTAACAGGTCCCACTGGCTCGAGAGGCCCAACAGGTGATACAGGTTTAACAGGGGAAACAGGTCCTACAGGTCCTACGGGCTATACTGGGGCACAGGGGAGTCAAGGCTCAACGGGTACTCAGGGTGATATGGGAGCCGTAGGTCAGACAGGTACCCAAGGGGTCGAAGGGGCTAAAAGCTGGACTGGTGCACAGGGAACACAAGGATATACTGGTTCTAAGGGGTTTACAGGGTATACAGGAGCTCAGGGAGACACAGGGGCACGGGGGGCTGAGGGATTTACAGGAGCACAGGGTGTTCAAGGGTGGACAGGTTCTCAGGGTGTTCAAGGATATAGTGGTGCACAGGGAACGCAAGGATATACTGGTATGCAAGGGTATACTGGTGCACAGGGTACACAAGGGTATACTGGTGCACAGGGTACCCAAGGTTCGACTGGGGTTCAGGGGTATACTGGTGTTCAGGGCTATACTGGTACGAAGGGTGTTCAAGGTTCAACAGGTATAATAGGGGTGCAGGGATATACTGGGGCCAAGGGATATACTGGTGCTTGGGGTGCTCAAGGGGGTTACACTGGTTCTCAAGGTTCAACAGGTATAACTGGGGTGCAAGGATATACTGGTGCACGGGGTGACCAAGGCTCTACGGGGCAACAGGGCTACACTGGCAATTATGGTAATCCTGCTAATACTGGAGCTCAAGGAAATACTGGTTACACTGGTCTCCAAGGATATACTGGTGCACAAGGGTACACAGGGAATACAGGTAGTCAAGGAACAGCTGGTAACATTCAATATACAGACCTAGATATTTCCTATGTTCTTGGAGGGGTTACCTCTCCATATATATATAATCCAAATATTTCTTATCAGTCAAATATTCTAAGTATGCCATCTCTCACATCCCCTCTTAAAACAAAGACCCTTATGCCACAGCCAGGAACTGTCACTCCTATAACATATTTAAACTCAAGCAATGAATCAGCAAATACCTTATTTATGATAAAAGCGGAATCAACTTCTTATCCTGTGGTAGCCAATTCCCAAAATATATATGATATATTCTCTAATATTGCCTTTACACAACTAATAGTTCATCCTTCTGGATGGGCTTACTTATACTCTGATAGTAATATAAGTTATTCAACACCATCAAATTATATTTATTCTTATAATCTATCTACAAAGACGTTATCTAATCTTGGATTCACAACAGCAATATATCATATGGCACTCGATCCCCTAGGATATATGTTTATTTCCTTTTTAAGTCAGATTACAAAGTATAAAGTAAATACTTCTAATGGCATATTAACTGGAGTTTATACATGGACCGTGCCACAGGGGTCTAGGGTATATGCAAATATTGGCTATTTTTATACATATCAATCAGGAACACAGTCAAATATTCTCAGGTTTCCTAATATTAATGCTTCTTCTTCTAATATATATACTTCTTCTATTTTCTCAAATGATGGAAAACTATCATCTTTCTCTACTGATCCTAAGAATATATATCTTTATTCCACAACATCCACAGGTAAAGTATATTCTTATTCGGTTGCCGCAACAACTGCACGTATAATTGCATCAAATCTTGATTCTGTAATGAATACCCCCTTGGTTGATATGTATACAAATACTTTATATACTTCTCTAACAAATGATATTAGCATTCAACGTATACCCCTCGATGGCTCGCCAACATCAAATATTATTTCCCTGAATTCTACTGCCCAGTTTGCTAGTTCAAATGCACCTGCTCCCATATTTACTCCCCCTATAGCTGGTTTAGTCTCTCCCACGTGCGTTATATATAACTCTAATGATTCAAATATATATATATGTACAATAAATCTAATTCGTAAAATAACTCCTGTGGGTCTAGTTACTACCTTTGCAGGAAACTTCCCTGGAAATGGAGATGGTATAGGTATAGGAGCCTCATTTAACCAACCATATGATATGTGTCTTGATAAATATGGTTCTAATCTATATATTGCTGATACAGGGAATAATTCGATAAGAAAGCTAAACCTCCTCACATCTAATGTTACAACCATCATAACAGGCTTATCAGGTCCTCAAGGAATTACACTAGACACATCGAATATATATATTTCTGATACAGGCAATCATGTAATAAAGAAGTACACATTTGCTACATCAAACCTTTCTATCGTAGCTGGATCAAATGGCCTTCCTGGATGGTTGGATGCTTCAAGTGTATATTCACAATTAAACAGCCCGCGGGGATTAGCACTCGATAGTAACTCGTCAAAGTTAATTATTGCCGATTATTCAAATTATCTTATTCGCAAGATGAATACCTCTACCTATTTTTTATCAACATATATGGGTACACAGGGAGCTAGTGGGAGTTCGTCCACTACTCTTTCAGGGCCGACTGGAATTCTTATGAATTCAAACGGATTAATATATGCTAGTGACTCTATAAATAATTCTATTATATATGAGGGTAATCCATATATTGCTTCTGCATATGAATTTAATATAGACAATAGTATTCGCAATACTTATCCTGGTGGTAATTATGTAAATGTTGGATTTAATAAAATAGATCCTTCAAAGCTTTATGTGGTTGATAATACTAATAATATTGTAGTGTCTGTTAATCTTGTAACAGCTGTGCAACAAGTAGTAGTTAGTATACCGTTTCCCACTCAATCGGGTCTCGAACGTAATATGGATGGAGTTGCGATAGATTCACAAGGAAATATATATACTATGATAAGAAGCATAGGATTATATAAAAATGGCTTACTGTTTGCTAATTTTCCTAATCAGCTTTCCTATTCACCTACATTAGATAGTACAGAATCGTATATATATGTAACAGAATACAATCATACTATTTATAAGATAAACTTATCTAATGCTAGTGTAGTACCCTTTGTAGGTACAAATCAAAATGGGTTTGCGGATGGTACTGGAATAAACGCCAGATTTAATTACCCTAATGCATTGGCATTAGATGTATCTGGCAGTAATTTATTCATATCTGATGATGGAAATTCTAGGATCCGTATTGTAAATTTACTTACTTCAAATGTAACAACGTATGCTGGTTCAGGTAGCCAACATAGGAGTGATGGAATTGGTCTTTCAGCGTCTTTCTTTCGTCCAGCAGCATTGGCTGTTGGAGGATCTGGATATCTTTATGTGAATGATAATGCAGCTGGGTTTAATGATAATGGTGATAGTTATCCCTATATTCGTTCAATTGATCCAAAGACGTTACAGGTAACTACCCTAGGAATCGGTCGCATAGGTGCATATTCAATGGCAACAAATCTGGAAGAAAGTGTATTGTATTGTCCAAATAGGTCAGGATTTACTGCTAACTCTATTTTAAGAATTGTTAATACTATTACAGGAGGAATAGCTGGTTATAAGGATGATACATTGGCCAATGCCCGTTTGAATATTCCTATGGGGCTAACCCTTTATGGCTCAAATATATTTGTTGCAGATAATGGAAATAATGCTATACGTAATATTAATCTAAATCTTAATGTTACAACTTATGCAGGTTCGTTAAGCATCGTAACAAATATAAATGGAGTAACCCCCTTTTATACATATTCCTATATATCTATGTTTTCGAATATAAGTAGTCTATGTCTAGATTATTCTGGAAATATATATGTAGCAGATACAAAGTATATAAGAAAGATAACGCCCGATGGGATTGTAAGACAAATAAGTGATAGTTTTTCGAATGCTGGTGGAATGATAGTTGATCCATTAAATATGTATCTATATATTTCAGATACTGGCAATAATATGATTAAACGTATAGCCTTGTCAAATAATACAAATACTACTATTGCTGGAAGTACACAGGGATACTCTGATGCAACAAGCACATCTACATCGGTTCCAAATATAATTCCCACAAGTATTTCAGGCCTCCAGCTCTGGTTGGATGCATTAGACCCATATGGGAATGGTACTGTACCACAGGATGGATCTAGCATATACTCTTGGATAGATAAATCAGGCAATGGATATAATACATCAAACTTAAATCCTAATAATTTAAACTATTATGTAGCATATTATTTAAATGGGCATAGTGGGATAGGTTTATCAAACGGCGCGAATCCTGTGGCGGCGATTCCAACGGGAACATTTTCTAAATATATAACTGTATTTGCTGTATTTAACTTTCTAGCTTCAGCACCATCCGAATCAGCAATTCTTTATAGAGGATCAACCGCTGCAAATCAAGGTAATACACCACATCCACTGGGAATTGAATATAATACTGTATATGGAGAAATTAATTTAATTAATAATTCGCAGCAATTAACAGGATTTCAGCCATATAATAATACTGAAACTCCATATCTTTTAACAATGATATTTAATCAAACACTTCAGTCGAATTTCTTCTATCTATATTCAAATGGTATACTACAAACAAGTAATACATCATTTACAGGAATACAGAGAGATTCAGGTAATATTTTTTGCATAACGGGGAGACCAGATAGAGGGAATTCATCTTCTGATTCTATCTTCGGTGAGGTTCTAGTATATAATACAATTCCTACAGACTCTCAACGGCAGATGGTTGAATGGTATCTTACAAATAAATGGGGCCTCCCCTTAGATGCGTCTCATCCCTACTATTCACATAGACCCGCTGAATATATTTATACAATTACCCCTAATCCTGCCAAATTTAATGCTCCTAGAGGAATATGTATAGATTATTCAAACATCAACTTATATATAAATGATTCAGGTAATAATCTTATTCGACAGATCTGTCTTTCTAATGCAACAACAAGCATTGTTGCTGGGGGAGGAGGAAGTGTAGCCCCTTTTATAGGATATACATGCTTATCTAGGATTATCTCTAGTAATATAATTATAAATGATATAAATGGTGGAATTCGTATAAGCAGTAATGCTGTTACATGGACTCTACAAAATTTAACTCCTTACTTTTTTAATACACTATGTACATCGTCTACATCTTCATATATATATGCAGCAAATAGTAATGGATTATTTCAAAGTACTACTTTAGGAAACACATTTTCAAATGTGCCTACCCAGCCTCCAAGCAATGGAACAAAATATCTATTATGTTGCTCTGAAAACGGTGCTGTAGTATTTGTATCGTTGGCTACGAATAATCTAGCATTTAGTACAAATTATGGAAATACATGGAGTAGTCCCCCTTTTACCATATCAACTACTGTCTCTATCGCTATGTCAGGTGATGGCTCTATAATGTATTATGGTGATCAACTGAATGGGGTCTATAGTAGCACTAATTATGGGTCTACCTGGACTCAAATCTTTATAACAAATAAGTCAACATATAATGTTTCTTGCTCATCTAATGGTCAATTAGTATTTGTTGCTGTATCTGGTGCACCCTTATATATGAGTACTAATGCTGGTTCAACATTTTCTGCAGTTACTGCCTTACCAAGTACGGGACAATGGGGAATTGTTAGCGTTTCGTTTGATGAAATATCAATTGCTGTTTCTCTGCAAAAGGTAGGTGGTTATAATGCGTCAGTATATGTTAGTTTTGATAGAGGAGTAACATGGGCGCTTAGAGAAATTAAAGGCAGCGAATCCTCTGGTGGAATACTTGGCTTAACAAGTAAGAATTCTACTATATATTCTATTCTATCAGGAAGCGGCTTTGGTTTGTATACAAATACTCCTAGTATTCCTTCTCTTATGCTTTTGTTAAAGGCTGTTAATTATAAAGGCTCCGGTATATGGTATGATGAATCTATATATGGGCGTAATGCAAACATAGAAATAGGTTCTATTAAAAAGAATATGAATGGCAATGGTATTATTTTAAATGGTTCAACTAGCTGGATCTTGCCTAATGTTGCAGTTGGTAATAGTTGGACCTTAAGTGTATGGTATAAAAATGTGGGAACATATGGTACTAATACTTCTCCATGTATTATAACACAAAAAATTGCAAGTAATAATGATAACTTAATTTTAGGATATAATCTTTCAGGTTTAAGTGGAGGCAGTGGATTAACGAGTGGATTTTATAATTCAGGAATGATAAAATTTGGTAATTCAATATCCTTAATAAATAATGTATGGACAAATATAGTATGCAAATGGGATGGAACAAATTTATCCACATATGTCAACTGTACTCTCATTGGAACTAAACAATATGGAAATACTTCTCCTGATTCAGGGCAAGAATACCTAATTGGACGTCGCTGGGATCTTGGTGAATTTGTAACTGGTGAAATTGGTGAAGTACGTATTTATAATTATCCTATAACCTTGGATACTATTATTGCTGACTATAATGCATCATTCCCTTTATTTGATAATAGCTTACCTACAGCTAGTGTAACTAAGGGGGGTTATGCAGAAGGAATAGGGTCTTCTGCACTCTTTTCTAATCCTGTGGGCATTTGCATTGATCCAGCTGGGGAGACACTCTTTATTGCAGATACAGGAAATACAAAGATTCGTCAGGTTGTTCTTTCAAATCAATTAACCAGCCTCCTCGCTGGTTCTTCTGCAGGCTACACAAATGGAATAGGTTCCGCCGCACAATTAGTATCTCCTAATTATATTCTTCTCGATTCTCCAGGATCAAATGCCTATATTACAGATAGTGGTAATAATAGGATACGTAAATTAGATCTATCAAATTATTCTCTTAGTACCCTTGCAGGCTCAATTGCCGCTTCAGATAATGGTCCTTTACCCACCTTTAATGGTCCTTTCGCATTAGCTATTAGTGGGGGAACCCTATATACTGGCGAACTCTCAAATCCACAAGTTAGAAGTCTAGATATAGCATCTGGAGTGGCTAGATTCATTGCAGGATCAACTGTAGCTGGCTTTCTTGATACACCAGACTTAGCAAATTATACGCGTAATACACCACAAACTCTGAGTTTATATTCAAACTCCCTCTATACCGTGACAAATTATTTCAATAACTCAGCAATCGTACAAATACCTATAACCTACCCCCCAACGACGTACACATTTTCGAATATTAATACAGATACATATAAGGATATTAGTATTACTAATGGAATTGTAGGATATCTCGATGGATCGGTGGGAATTGCAAAGTTTAACAGTCCTTCTGTATTAGCAATAAATCCAGTAAATTCTAATATATATATATGGGATAGTAATAATTATCGAATTCGCATGATTAGTGGAGGAGTAGTAAGCACTATAGCTGGAAGTGGTGCTTCTGGGTCTGCAAATGGAACAGGAAGTAACGCATCATTTGTAGATATTACATCATTTGCAATAAATTCAACTGGCTCATTCTTATATGCTGGATCATACACTACTACAAGTATTCGTATAATTAATCTAAGTACTTATACAGTAACAACTTCTACAAATGCAGTTGATCAAACTTTAGCAATATGCATGGATTATACAAATAGATATCTCTATGTTTCACGTGCACTTAGTTCAGTAATATTGAGAGTAGATACAACTAATTGGACAACAGTGAATAGTTATGGCACAGTGAGTGGTGTTATTACTGGAATATGCATAAATTCTACTGCGACTACCTTATACTATACTATTTCTGGTGCAAGCAATGTAGTGGCAGCATATAATATAGCATCGAATATAAACACAGTTCTTGTTGGAAATAGTTTAACCGCGTGGAATGGTGATGGCACAGGAACTTCAGTAAATCTGTTTTCTCCTAAATATCCTGTTATTGATCCTATAAATAGATTTCTGTATTTTATAGATGGAAGTAATTATTCTATACGACGTATAGATTTACGTGAAGGACACTATGGTGTACTCACTGTTTCTGGTAATTATGCTCGTCCCGTAGGAACATCTAATTATACATTTTACAATGGATTTGCTTACAACGTCCTAGATAATTCAATATTATATACTGATCAAACTTACAATAGAATTACAAAAATACTAAATCTGCCTAAGGCTACCCTAATTCAAAACACAACTGGTATTCCAATCAAAGTGGTTGTGCCAGGAGGAAATGTAACTAATTCTAATTGTACATCTATCACGGGTATGACTGACATCAAGATTCTGTATAATATATATGGGTCGAATTATACTCTTATCTAAACAGTTCCTATAAACAGACAAAAGATGGACCAGGTCCAAAGCCTCCGCCTTCAAGGGAAAAATCACGAGGCTTGGCATGCACTCCAGCCTATAAATGAAGATAATGCTCAATGTGCCTACGAGAGGAGTATTCTTAGCTACTACGTGGGAGTTCCGAGAGACCAGGCTCTTCTCGATATTGTCCGTTCCTATTCGAAGTTCCAAAACATTGAGTATGCGAATATCTTTTACTACATCTCAGCCTTCCAGTCAAGCATAGCTCCCTTCCCTGTAGGGCCGATTGATGACTTTCTTCCCACATCGACGTCGATTCTCTCACTAGGGGATGAGTTTCTTCTTAACGTCAGATACGTCAATTATAGGATCCAGGACAACGGGTCCTACCTAATGTCAGAAGGGGGCGACCTCAGCCCGCACCATCATCTCAGGACGAGAAACTTCTTTTGCAGAACAAAGGACTTCTCGACCTTCAGCCCCCTTGAAGAAATCACCCCTGATTGCTCTCCGCTGCATGATAGACACATCCACGGCATTGAAGATATTCGTCTTTTTCGTAAGGGGTCGCAGATCCACTTTTCTGGGACGACATGTGAATACTCTCACAACGGGTTGATCCAAGAGATTCAAGGGGTCTACGATACTGAGAGGAAACATCTCAGAGACCTCAGTCATATGTACTCTCCTAACAATAACCATGTCGAGAAGAACTGGATTCCCTTTAACAGAGCCTACGAAGATGATTCGCGCTTTATCTACTCCTGGCATCCTCTCACCATAGGGAGGGTTACAGATGGTCACTTCCATAAGGAGCACACCGTAGAAACTCCTTCCTTCTTCCAGCATGTAAGAGGCTCATCGACCCTAGTCTTTCATAAGGGATTCTTATATACCATGGTACACTGTGTTGTGGAAACATGTCCTAGAAAATACTACCATATGCTTGTCCGCCTTGACCCTCTGTATCAGGTGAGCTACACTGTCCCCTATTACTTTGTAAAAAATCATATCGAGTACACTCTGGGTATTGTTATACTAGATAACGTGCTGATCTGCATTGCATCTCAAAATGATTGTGACCCCGTGATTGTTAGAATTCCGATGGACTCGCTCCTTTGGGTCTAGGGGCCAGACGCTAAGCTAAGCCCAGCATCTGGTGCACCCGAGTCTGTGCCCTAGTCTTATATGAGTGGAATACGTAATACCCACCATGGGTCTTACGAAATCCATTTCTCTCATACCACGGAACCAGCTCCTTCCTCTCAGGGTACAGATGGATGCTCCCATTTGAGTCAAATGCATCTGTGACAAGCTGTAACAGGAAGTTTGTACCAAGTCCAGAGCCGCGATACTCTGGCCTCAAGGCGAAGTAGTCGATGTAGAGACTGCTGCCCGACGAGGGGTGGTAAGAGGCAATGACAAAGCCCATTAGACCCTTGGCATTAAAGATGCCCATAGAATTCTCCTTTGACCTAAACTCCCAGGAAATGAGGAAGTCGCCATTTGGTGTATGAGGGAAGGTAGCCTGAAAGAGCTCCTCCACTGCAGGGAAATCCTTCTCAGTCAAACAACGGGGGTGCATCTCTGCCTTTGGGGATTTCCCTGGGGACAGGCACCGTTGTTCAATTTTTTTGACCGATCTACACTGCAAACCACTCAAAGGCGTTCTCCCGTATGACCACCTTTGACGGATTAGCATCCATCTGGCTTACGTAGAATATATACCATGCATCAACCTTGCGAAAGGAGATGCAATACTCCACAGAGGGTGAGAAGAAGACGAAGGGCAGAGACACTCTCTTTGGCTTGTATCCAGAATCTAGCTCCACGAGGCAGTGATAATACTTCCTCGGCTTAGAGTACTCGACAAAATGCACGAGTGCTAGCCAGCCCGCTGCAGTCTGAATGACTGCCGATCCACGGAAGAGCTGGAACAGGGGCGGCGTCTCATGAGTAATCTGGATCCTCAGGGAATCGCCCTGTAGAGAGCCAATCCTCAGCGGAGACCAGTCATAGATGAACATGCCCGTGTCAGGAAGAGGAATCCAGTTCTTCTCACATGGCCTTCCGTGGGGCGAGGTGATTACACGAAAGTTCTTGTATGAACCCGTGGTCGACTCATACTCAGCGTCTACCTGGGCTACACGAGACCCATCGTATTCACGCACAGATGTTGCTACGCAACGAAGCACGCCCGCATCCCTATACAGTCGAACATCCTCCAGACCCTGGACGGGCGTGGAAGACTTGGTTGCGACAATTGAGTCCTGACTCATCTTTTGCACACACGCTCCAGTCTCAAGGTTCATGTATGCATTCTGAGTATCCACCGGACCCCCAGCCGTCTTATAGTCTCCACCCTCCATCCAGTAATTGATGAACCGTACATTCGCCGTGGGGTAGTGGTCAATAGAAATGGCCGAAGGAGTATATCCCTCAAAGGGCATATCTAACCGTATCCTCTCACTCCTCTCCGCTATGGGCTTCATGTAGTAGTGGAGGTTCTGTACAACATTTTCACGGAACTCGATTCCCCTCATCAGGTACCGAAAGGAACTCCGCAGACCTACCCGCTTATCGTCGTGGGTGTAGTACTCGATAATACTGGCCTCATAGTCAAAGAGGCCTCTGTATACATTCGCCTCAATAAACAGGCTGTCATCGGGATAGGGAGTCTTCTGACCGATCTGAATGTAATGATAGGCCTTATAGTGTTCGCCCACTGCACGAAAATGCTGGGCGAGCTTATACACAGACTCAGCCCTCTCCTTTCTGAATGCATGGGCACGTAGCATCCATGCCTCGAACTCAATCACATCGCCCTTCCTCTTATACAGGTCGCCAATCGAGTAGTAGGAATACCAGACCTCTTCAAACCACCCACCCTGTTCAATCCTCCTCTTATATTTAGCAATAGCCTCATCAATCATATTCAAGCAACTGTAGGTCTGGGCAAGATAGAAGGTATAGCGAACATTATCAGGCTCAGCCGCCAGTCCAGCCTCCAGTAAGGAACGGTCACGAGTGAACTTATCAGACTTACACCCACCGTCATTCTTGTCATCAATGTAACAAGCCTCCTTCTCTAACTGATCCGTTGGTCCGTCCCAGTACTCGTGCGTCACTCCTACACACCTCCAGTTGAAGTCCATGCGAAGAAGGCGGGCGTTCATGTACTCGAGATTCCCGTTCTTCTGCAGGGCCTTGTACCCAACAGCACCCAGGGTCTTCTCCTTCAGGTTTCCACAGACAAACACCATGTCGGCATCAACTAGGATACCGTAGGTGGTGCTGAGATCCCAGCCACCGTTGCGACAGAACTCCTGGGCACGCTGAAAGGAGACGGTGCGGTTGTAGCCGAAGTTCTGCCACGGCTCCTCTGTTACACAGCCTGGATGAGTCTCTAGGAACTGTTTTGCAATTGCCATAGATGAATCTGTAGAACCCGTATCTAAGATACAGTACATATCAACAATCCCCTCCATGGACTGAAGACACCGAAGAAGAATCTTCTCTTCGTTCTTTATCATCAGAATCAGACAAAGCTTCATACTTTAGAGTTACATTGCAAGAGGGTTTAGACCCTTCTCAACTCCGAGTTTTTACATAGTAGTCGACCATCGAATAATACAGGTCCTCTATGCGTCGATCAGGGACTTCTTCTTCACCATTTATACTCGAAAGGATCGACTTGATAGGGGCAATAGAGTAGAGATCTACACCCGATGCCTTCGAGGGTATATCTAAGAAAATCATATGAGCGAATTCTGAGCTGAGAACGGTATAGGTATGATGATTTAATGGATTGCCAAAATAATACATCGAAGGAATGGAGTTCTTTGTTGATACTGAGCCGAGGACAGAGAGAGGCCACGGGAGATTTCCCTTGAACTTGTGGAGGACAACTAAGACTCCCGTTGTCAGAAGCACGGAGAAGGGTTGTGTGAGAAAGACAGTGACGACTTCAGAAGATGCATAGCTTGTCAGGATACCATCGCCGACGTCAGAAGCATGAGATGCAGCGAAGAGAAGAAGATACTGAAGGCACCAGGCGATCCAGCCAAAGGTAGCGAGGAGGAAGACCCATCCATGCACGGTGTGGCAGGGAAGAATGTCCCACGAGACTCCGTAGGTGAAGAACTTAGGATACTCTTTCTGCACACAGGCAGCCAACTTCTTTAGGATGACTGATCTTTCCTCTTTTACACCCTCTGGCTTCTCTCGCTTAGTACACGGTACCATCCATCGGATGAGACGTAGAACAAAGCTCTCTTCTACTTGATCTTCAGCTTCGCCTGTGACATCTGCATCGTCTACCGATACGATTTCCTTTTTGTCCTTGTCCTTTAAAGCGGCATACAAGGGTTCGGCAATCTCTTCAAACTCTACCCGCCGCATATATTCATCATATAACATGGGAAACTGGTACTGGAACTCTTTCAAGCCTACACTATTCATGAACTGGAGACCAAAGCGAACACAGGGGACAGTCACAAGAGATGTGAGAAGAGATAAGAGAATTGTGTCAGAGGGGTTCAGCCCATCCTTGGAGCCGAAGGAGAAGCCATAGAGAAGGGCGGTCACGAAGAGGGAATGGAATTGCATGAGGATAAGGAAGAGAATACGGAAGGAACGGCTCAACCTGGGATCGTAACGGAGTAAACTCTGTAAGTAGGAGTGCTGAATACACATGCGGCGACAGGGATTAAACTGGGGCCTTGCTTCAATCGTGGTCGTCGGTTCAATCGAACAGTATCTCTGTAGAGATGATGAATTGTTGTATCGATATATGGGAGTAAGAGGAGTACGTTCAAGTATAGGCCTGAACTTCTTAGTCTTCATGAGCCAATCGACATAGAGGCGGCGAATAGGAAAGTCGAGCCATGTTCCAATGGTAAAGAGGACTATTGTGAGCAGAGCGAGAGATCCAAAGATTCCATACCACTTTGCATAGAGCACGAGACCCTGTTCCGAATATACGGAACTGGCAATAGCAAACACCTTCGCATTCTCTGATGCGACTCCCTGGAGGCGTACACTGAAATCAGTCATATGGGTACAGTGGCAGAGAATGTCTTTCCCTACCACCTCTTTTACACATCCATCGGAACTCCACGTCGAAAGACTTTTGTTCCAGTATACACAATCGACAGGAGGGCAGGTATAGGTTTGCACAGGGCAGGAGACATTGGTAAAGAAGGATCCACAGGGAACGGTCCAGGTTGAGCCTTTACGTGTAACATTTGGAGCAGACTCGAAGGTGGAGCTTTTATTAAGCAGTACAATGTTTTGGTCACAGAAGAACGTATAGACCGTAGGTTCAACGGTCCATTTTGTGGTGAAGGGTGTTGAAAGAGAATGAATGGGCAGTTCAGTTGCATTTTGACTGAATGCGGATACGGACATCACTGGATTAGAGGATTGGTCATAGGGATTTGTTGTCCATTGAATTGTGCTTGCAAAAGAACCGGAAGGAAGGCCTAGGGATGGTAGAGTCAGTCGTGGAAGGACGAGAGGTTCAGGGCTGAGTGTCTTGCTTTCGAGGGCAAAGGCGGGGGTCTGAATGGCGAAGGACCCGTTCCCCTTTTGCAGGGCGGCACTTGTGAGAGTATTGAGGGCACCCTTAATTTCCAGAGGACTGAAGGCCGAGAAAGATACAAAGAGATTTGACAGACCGTCGAGTGACATATGGGTCAGGTCAGGGAGAGTTGGTATGGCCCCTGGTATGCTTGTAGCAGTTGCCGTGGGGGGAGCCGAAGATGTTGGACTAGGGAGTGGTGTTGCAGAATACGTAAACGACATACTTCTTGAAGGCGAGATAGAATGCGTGGATCTTCCTGTTGGACTTATGACAGTTCGGCTTACTGTCAGCGATGGGCGGGTTGTTCTCGTCTGTGTTTGCGTTTGCGAGCCTGAAGCGGATCCTGTTACAGAGGGTGAGCTACTTGCCGAAGGTGAACCACTGGCCGAGGGTGAACTACTGACCGAGGGCGACCCTGTTACAGACCCCGAACCACTCACAGATCCTGAAGCAGTCGCAGACCCCGAACCACTCACAGATCCTGATCCACTGACAGATCCTGAAGCAGTCACTGACCCTGAAGAACTAGTTGAGTGTGAAGTACTTACAGAGACAGACCCACTGACGGAACCAGAGCCCGATGTAGACCCTGTTACTGAGCCCGAGCCCGTTCCAGATCCTGAAGAAGAGAAGGCCGCTGTCGCAGAGCCATGTACAGTACTCCCCGTACTTGCAGTAACACTTATCGTACTACTCGTCGATCGGCTAACGGTGGAACAAGCAGTATTGCTTACAGTACGAGTGACCGATATCGTTCCTGTTGAACACCCCGTTTGACTTATTGATCGTGTTACACTCTGAGATCTCGTCAAGGACCCTGATGCCGAGACAGACCCTGTAACAGAAGCAGAGGCTGTTTGAGGAGAAGGGGATTGACTTAAGGTTCCCGATGGAGAGCCACTTACACTTAGTGAACCTGAGGGAGATCCAGTAAACGTCTGGGTTACGGAAGGAGAAGTTGATTGACTACCCGAACCAGTTACACTGCCACTATACCTAGCAGTCACGGTTACTGTTCCAGAATTAGTAACCGTGGTGGAACTAGTGATATACTGGGATGCACTACTACACTGAGATTCTGACACTGTGCCTGAAGATAAACCTGATTGACTTGGTGTATGTGTCGTACTATGTGTGCTAGTTATGGATGTACTTGTCGACGCTGATAGTGATGCTAGGGAAGGCGATGGCTTCGCTGTAGCTGATGATGATGGGGATGATATGGAAGAAAAAGTAGCCACAGGGGTCGAGGTTGGGATATAGGATACAATGGACATCGTAATACCTGTCAATTCCGTGTCACTGTCTGATGTGAATGCAATTGTTGCAGGGACTGCAACCACCTGGGGAGAGGGAACTACAGAACCAGACCCTGTAAAGACATTCCCTGCTGCTGTTCCTATACGTAGGAAATCACAACATCCTTCTGTTGTAAATCCAACAAAGCTCACTAGTATATATCCAGTAGCACTTGTAACAGTTTGTTTACAGTTTAAACTAGCTGCATAGTTTCCAGCTGTATTTGTTTGAAGAATATATGACGTTGTGGTGGCAGTAAATGACCCTGATGGACAAATCAAGGTGGATGTGACCAGCTGCAGCAGGAGCAGGAGCATAAGCAGCACCATCACTACTCCTTCGGATGAAATGATTTATTGAACTGCTCACGTAGGTAGAATGCAAGGAGAGTTTGAAAAAGCAAATCCGGCCGACGAGATCATTCCAGGAATTTGGATAGGCAGTCATAAGGCTGCATTGAACCGAAACTGGCTCGCCGAACACCGTATTGCATGTGTGTTTAACTGCACGAAAGATATTGCCTTTCACCCGTCTATTGCAACCAAATACCGTATACCGGTGGACGACAATCTCAAGGATGAGGAAATACGCAACCTTGAGCTCTGGTCGTATGAGATAGTCTACAAGATGATCAACGAATATAAGAAGGGTCAACCCATCCTAGTGCATTGTGCCGCAGGGATGCAGAGATCAGCTGCATCCGTGGCGATGTTCTTGATTACTCTTAAGAATATGAAACCACAGGAGGCTGTCGACTACATTCGGTCAAGGCGTCCTATCGCTTTTCGTCCGGCAGTTAATTTCGAAAAGGCTATTGAAGGATTTTATCAGTCATATAAGTCTGAGGGCAATAGACGGATGATCGGATAAGATCGACACTTAGTAGATGTCCGCCGCAGGACCCTTTTACTCAACTGTAACTAGGATAAAGGATTATGAGTCTGGTGATAAGGTCAGCCTTGTCACCCTCCCAGCGGGGACTGTCCTATTCAGAGGAATTCGTCTTCCTACGGAAAATCCTCTTTCCTTTTACACGGACTTCCTGGGTGTCCCATCCGTTATGGGGGGTTCATCTACCATGTGCCTGAAGCCAACCCACAATGTCTTCTTCTACGCTCACCCCCTTGTCTGCTTCGGTGCCCACAACGTCGGTCCTCTTTTTGATGCCGTCCAAGTGGTCGTCTTAGTAAAGGATGTCAATGTGATTTGCATGATTCGCCCCTCTCCCATGGTTCGTGGTGAGGGAAAACGCTACAGTGGTAGCTCGCCTATTCAGCGTTGCTCGAACTTCAAGGAGTCGTGTGTTGAACTGACTGAGGATGCGGTGAAGCAACTCTCCTATGACAACTGCCTCTCGCCGGCCTATCAGAGACGTTCAGGCACTCGTGGATGGATGGCCATTGCCAACCTTGATTCCATTGAGCCGAAGTTAGAGGATGAGCAGGTTGACCTGAAGCCGTCGATGGGTCCGTACCTGAAGGGTCTTGAGCGTCGGCAGCCTGGTGTGGGGAGTCTTCTTGCTGCGTCAGTCTACGTCGATGCAACAAAGACGGAAAAGGGGGCTCTCCCTCGTGCAGGATTTCCCGAGATTGTCCTGTATCCCTACGCTACTGCACCCGAGGACACCAGCCTTCACCAGATATGCTCCTCTGACATGCAGGCCATGGCTCTCATCGCTAAGCAGGCAAAGAGGGATAATCTTCTGTACCTCCCGCTCGCCACAATTACGGCAAAAGGTACGGTGGATATGATCAGTGGGCACTTCTCCTTTGACAGAATCCGCACAGGAGGTAAGCCCACTGTGGGCGGGCAGCGTACGGTCGAAGAGAATGTGACACGTTACCTGAACAATGTCATGCGATATGGACTGCGTCTTCCCTTTTACGGGGGTGGTGCAATGTCCTTTGACATGCGTACGGGGTTCTATGTGATGCCGCAGGTTATTGCCCCTGCATACAAGGTCAACGTGTTACCGATTGATAGCAATGGAGCACCGGCAAAGAGAAAGGATATTCAAGCGTCCCTGAGAAAGTATTTACTGAAGGCGAGGATGTATTCGGATGAGACCTATGGAAAGGAGATTTCTCTTCCGACAGGACCGGTTCCGAATGCCTTTATCTTTAGCCGCCCTATCTTACTGACACCCATATTCAAGGCGATTGGACTTGGCATACCTCCCGATTTCTACCAGTATATCAAGGAGCTGAGGGATGAATACCAGGCTGGAAAGCCTCAGCCTCAGGCTCAGCCTCTGACCATTCGGGCCCCTCAGGTGATAGCCCCCGCCTTAGGAGAAGGTGGTCGTACTCCTCAGTTTGGTCCGGCCACTCCTCAGTTTGGTCCGGCCACTCCTCAGTTTGGTCCGGCCACTCCTCAGTTTGGTCCGGCGACTCCTCAGTACGGCCCAGCCACTCCTATTCCCCAGTCTCCTGCATATGCTCCCCAGTCTCCCGCATATGCTCCCCAGTCTCCTGCATATGCTCCTGAGTCTCCTGCGTTTCGTGTGAATGAGAGCCCAAAGCAGTTGAACGCAAAGGTTCAGGCTCTCATTGATCAAGGAGTTACTAAGGCGAATGTGATGGGTGGATACGGTAAACCTATCAACCCCTACGGATTGACTCCTGAAGAGCAAGCTGCATTCTTTGCTGCTGCTCCAAGGGGCGGTATGAGGTCGACAGCTGGCACTAGAAGAGCTGGCACTAGGTCGAGATCGAAGGCAGTCAAAGGAAGAAGGACAACAGCCAGGAAGTCAAAGGATCCTCTGAAGCGGTACGCCAAACACTTTAGCAGCCTATGGAAGGTCTTTGCCAAAGGAAAGATGTAATCCAAGTAGAATGGCAACCGAAAGAAAGTATAAGCTTACTACCATGAGTGTAATGAAATGGGCCGAACATGAATTAAAACATGTTGGGCGCATTGTCTCTGTGGAAGATCCTGATATCCAGTATTCGTATGCTATGAGTACCTTATATGGCATGCTTCACCTGAAGAAGGCCCTTACTGAGATGGTAAATGACTCTGCCTATTCTGTGCAGAGAGAGGACCTTCAGCGTACCCTAGACCAGGTGGTGCGTACGATCAAGCACCTAATCAAGGACTTCTCCCTTGACCTGAATGTAATACAGGCCTTTAACACAAAAAAGATTCTAGGTGATCTGGCAAATGTGCGACCGGCACCGGCACCCCTACCGCTACCGCAGCAAAATGTTACACGCAGTCTAACAAATAACGCAAAAAGAGCGGCGAATAATGCTGCGAAGAAGGCGGCAAATAATGCTGTACGTAGGAACACGACACAGAAGAAGAATGCAGGAGGATTCTTTGGATTTCTAGGCCTATGAGTTCCATACGACCTGACCCGTGCCTAGGGTACGTCCCTTTCCAGAGAAGGGGATAACTCCTCTAGCAGCTGGGACATGGGGTTGAGGGACCGTTGGAGGCAGGAAGGAGAAGTTCTCATTAGATCCAGTCGATTCTTGAACAACATTCTGATCAACCAGTCCCTCCAGAGGAGGAGTCATGGGCTCAAACGCCTGTGGCTCAGGCTGGTCCATCAGCACATCAATCTCAATGTCTTCTCCGTCAAGGAAGAGGAATTCATCCGCAGGCTCAGCTGACTCTAGAATAAGGACAACTGAATCAAGGACTGGTACTGGAAGTATCTGTCCTTGCTTAATAACACCCAGCTGTGATAGCGGCTCCTCTAGCACATCCCGCACATCGAGCCAGTCAGGAAGAGGCTCCAGGCTCTTAAAGGTCAGCTTCTTCGCGGAAGTCATTCCCTCGCATGGCTGAAAGTGGACAATGATCTCCTCACCTGGGGTAACGCCAGTAGCCTCGATAAACCACTCAGGTAGACCCAACTGCATCCCTGTAGTCCCATCGGGGCTTCCTAGGGCAATCCGATGCTCTTCGCCGGCAATCTTAAATGTTGCTATCCACCTCATGCTATCACCCAAGCGTTGGACGAGCGTATTGCTAGGGACAGCCGCCCACGAGGAGTCGCTCGTCTTCGTATGAATGGCCACGTGATACATTCCTCGGACTTTTTCTGCAAGCCAAATGTTAGTCAATTTTTAGATGGAGGCTATTCGTGTCTCTCCTGAAATATCTGATCTGTCGCCCAGACTAGTACCAAGTTCTCTACAGTCCGTTGAACAAACAGTAAAACGGGAAATCCAAGCTATTGATGAAGCTATCTCTAACACAACCCTCAGCCAGAGTCAAAAACGTATCTTACAGTTGCGGGTAAATGGCCTCTTGCGTGAATATGGATTTCGTACTCGTATCTATTCCATAAGCTTTCACAGTCTCCGCACAACAACCACTGTGGGATCCTTGATTGTCCCCGCCCTCCTGTCGGCCCAGTACGTCAATGGAAATGTGACAACAGATACTGCAAATATAGGTGTAAGAGTGTATTGGTCAGTATGGGTCATCTCTCTCTTTGTTACAATCTGTAACGGTCTCATGAATCTCATGAAGATAGATAAAAAGTACTACATGTTACATACCTGCTATCAGCACATTGTTAGCGAGGTCTGGCAGTATGTACAGCTCTCAGGGAAGTTTAGTGGACAGTACACTCCTGGCCAGGAGCCCACACATATAAATCAATATATTTATATTTGCAGCATTCTTGAAAAAATACGAATGAAACATATTGAGGAAGAATATTATAAGGTTACCGAGCAAAATGCCACAGGTGTATCGGATTCGCTTGTCCCTCCTACACCGCTCAGAGAATTATCTATAGCACCTGTAAATGGGTCCTCGGCGGGCACCTTTGCAAACGGAACAACCCTCAGAAGGCTCCCTGAGGCAGACGCACAACCCAACGCACAGGCCCAATCACAAGCCCACGCACAACAATCCTCTAGATGATTTAGAACCTCTGGTTATTATTGACAATGGGGATGCCCTGTGTCAGTTCGACACATGTCCAAATGCCCCGCAGGGAAAGGAAGCCTTTTGCAAGGACCATATGGAAGCAGGTGAGGCCAGACTCAAGGCATCTCTCAATGGGTTCGAGCCTCCCTACAGACCCGAACTGTGGAATCGACCTGGATATCAATCGGTACACAATTGTTTCGCCTATGCCTTGAATATACTATCAGATGTCCTTGCAGATAAATGCAAGAAGGATAAGATCTGTAACACTCATCAACCAGGGGAGGCATCAGACTGGACTCCCATGGTTGAAAAAACATGCCCTAATTTAATTGCCCGTTTATATGGCGACGGGAAATATTCGGCGATGGGGAAGTATACTGAGGGTCAGTATATTCCCGTTAAGTACGATGAACGTTGCCCTAATGGGACATCGAAGATTGCATTTATTATTGATACTAAGCGTGATTATCATGTTCTTGTTGAGAACAATGAGGATGCAAAAGGGTATTTTTCTCACAAGGGAGGCCAAGGGCCTGCGACAGATAGGGATGCCCAGGGACATAGAATTGCTGATGTTCGCAGAGCCAATTTTAATTATTCCGATAAGCCCGATAAGCTAAACTATACACACTTTTGCGGATATTTCTGTATTTCTCGGTCGGTTGTCCATGCTGCCGTTCCAAAGGGAGGTAGACGTTTGAGCGGACGCTTCAGAAGAACGAGAAGGGTCTCGTTTCGGCTTCCTTCACCTGCACTACTGCGTCAGAGGAGAAATAAGACAAGGCTTCTTCGGAAGAGAACCGGCAAGTAGGGTGGGGCTCAAGGCATCCGCGTAGTACTGTCGTGATCAGAGTCTGATGTTTCTTCCAGACCGGCTGGAACGAGGGAAGTAACATGCACTGCTTCAAGATATTAAAGAAGACAACGCCCACAGACCAGGTATCAAACTTCTTCCAATGCTTCTTGTAAAAGGCCACCCATTCCGCCTCTGTTGTTCCTATATAGTTACCAATCAGCGATAATTTAGACTTGACATAAAAGGTTGTTATACCCGTATATGGAAGTCCATTGCGAAATACTTCTCTGTTCTCCAAAAGCTCGTCGATACAATACTCGACAGAGAGATTGTGATAGATTCCATTTTGGATCGACAGTTCAGGTGGCTGTGTAGGAAAGTCAGAGGTAAACATATAACTGTGTCTGTGGATGACTTCCTTGTCGATGTAATCACTCTTGAATGCACTACCGAAGTCAATTAAGCGGAGGAACCCGTTCTCCTCTAAGATATTCCCTGCATGGATGTCAAAGTGACATATGCCCTGTTTGTGTAAGAGGGAGAGGGCAGTGAGCATGTGTTTCAAGGATTCCACGAAGAGAAAGGATTCTGTGATACGGAGGTTCCTCAGTGATATTCCTCGGTAAGGAGATTCGAGTTCAACTAGGTTTTTATTCTGTGTCTTCTTGAATATCTTACAGTACCCCTCGTACATGGGACGGGCCTTTCTGAAGTTTGTCTCTGTACAGCCGGTTTTCTCTTGGGTCACGAAATAGTACTCCCAGAGAGGTATACTATGGATGAGCTTCGATATGCTTAGTTCAACCTTGGCATCCTCTTTCTCGAGAAGCTTTCTCACCTTTCTCTTATCTCCCTTGCCCTTTGCCCGGTCTGACTTGCATGGTGGTGCATCCTCTTCATGATAGATACATCCATACGAGCCTTCGGCCAGGGGCTTCTTTGTCCCTTCGTCCAAGGCTGACATATCTACTAATACAAACATTAGAAGCAATCCCGAATGTACGTGGATTCGTTCACACTTATATTTTACATAACACTATCCCTTCTTGCGTTAATCGCATTCTCCGAGGTATTCCTTCCTCGAGCAGTTACTGAGGGATTTTCTGTGCTACCTCAAACATCTTTCTGGAGTACCTTCGCCTCTCCCCGTGCCGACGTCGGTCCCATGGATGAAGATTCTGCCTGCATCCGAGATCCCAGATACTTTCATGGGTATGCTGACGTGAGCCGTCTGGGTGTGGCATATGATTTCTGTCGTATGGTTGCGAAGAAGGGATCTGATGATCTCTTCTTTGCGTGTGCCCTAGCAGGAACAGAAAATCTGGACTCCATTTCCTTTCGGACAGCTTCCGTGAGCAAGGGGTTTAGGATATCCAAGGATGATTATATGAATGATATCAATAAAGATGGACGGGCGGATTACTGTCGTATCTTACTTGACCGTGACTCCACCTATCAGCCGCTCTGTGTAAGGGCGACCGATACTGGCTTTGACTCGAGAGATGTCGTTGATCCTAACCCTCCTCCTGAAGTGACACAGCTCCTCTCCTTTTACGAGGGATGTGAACTGTGGTTACGCTTTGCGAACTCGATGGAGGATACCTTGGGTGCTGTAAATGTGCAGACAGCGGGCTCACTGACGATTGACGAGATGCCTGGGGGTGACATGGGACTCACCTTTAACGGGGGGCAGTACCTTCGTCTCTTTGACGGCGATGGCCTGACCCTGGGTACGGGTGTTCCCCTGCGTGCTCTTCGCAGCTGGATGGTTTGGGTGAGATTCGATGAGTTTACAAATAATGCAAAGATCTTCGACTTTGGCAATGGGGCTGGGAAGGACAATGTCTTCCTTGGCATTCTTGGGAAGGGGGATTATGGACTACAAGATGTGAATGAATCAACCGTTCCGACAGGACCGTCTGGACAGCAGGAAGTTCCCGAGACGACTCCACAGAATTTAATGAAAACCACGGATGCGAATGTGAATGAATTTGAGTGTAAGGGCATCGAGGTGTTTCCCCGTAAGTTGGGCCCCAGCACGGTGAAGCCCGCTGAGTCAGTTCCTTCCGACAAGGCGACACTCATCTACGAGGTCTGGGATAAGACGAGTCGTAAGATGAGGATTACGGTGAACAATGTGATTCCACTGAAACAGTGGATGCATATTGCTATAACAACCGATTCAACGGATGCGTTTCGTCCGGCACTTAATGTATATGTTGATGGCACCTTAGTCTATACCAAGGCCGATGGCTGCCTACCATCGACAGGGATGATGACCAATTGTTACCTGGGTAGGAGCAACTGGAAGACAGCCACACAGTACTCGAATAAGGATGAGCTATTCAAGGGGGGCATGTTTGACTTCCGTGCGTACAGCATCCCTGTAACAGAAGACTTGATTAAACAGTCTCGTAGCTGGGGCATGGGGAAACTTGGCCTTACAGACAGTCAGTAGGAGTACAGGCAGTAAGTCAATAAAATATATATCCCCTGTAGAAATGGCAAACAAGCGTACGACTAAGCGTAAGCTATCTCCTGCTCTGAAGGCGTGGAACGAGAAGGTGATGAAGCACTTCAAGAAGGGCAGAAGCACCAGGGGCAAGAGCTACACGCTGAAGATGGCCATGCGTGACGCCAAGAAGGAGAAGTAAGATAGATATGTCTATTCCTCAGCCTCGACAGGGGCAGTGACCTCTACTGTTACAGTACGGCCCCTCGGTTTCGGAGTTACTTTGTTAAAGGCACTCCAATGCCATGCCGCTGTGATCTGCGGCACAGAACACTGCTTCATACGGCTAATGTTCATGAGAGTATCATTCACGTACTTTTTCAGATTCGTGAATGACTCTAGGCAGACACGCACCCTTTCAGGAAGCTCGGATTCATCGCCATCACACAAGGCGTTCAGAAGAATAATGCTCGTATTGACGAACATCTCTAGGACTGCCCGAATGGCAGCATGCTTATTTCTCTTCATCTCTCTCTTTGCCAGCTCGGCCTTCATATCCTCCTTTGACACCTCCTTCATGAGATACCTCACTCCCAGGTCACCATTATCGTTCACGTTGAACCGGCCCTGATAGTTTGCTATACGCTGATCCTGAATTTCTGATGCAATACGGTGTATAGCAATAATGATTCGCGACTGTTCAGAGTATGCCACACCGCCATTTGATCCAGTAGGCCTGAGGAGGCGATGAATCCTCGTATAGCCAGGAATGCCTCCACAGGGGACATCCCCGATGTTACGAGGAGCTACGCCGTTCCCCTCCTTGCGGAGAAATTCGTAGTAGTGGGGATTGTGCACCACCCCGTTCACAATCTGCCCGGTCGTCCAGGAGAATGCTGTGTGACAGTCAGTACACCACATCTGATCGCAGCCATCGATCTTCGATATCCTCTGTCCACATTTCGGGCACCCCTTTGACTCCTTGATAATGAGTGCAACGGATTCCTTTTGACCTGGGTCACATGTATGCTCTGCATCTTTCTCCTCGCCCTTCATCACGAGACAATCAGGGCACGCCCACATCTGGCATGTTCCACATTTATATGCTGTACTTAGGAAGCCACGACATTCCGATGATGGACACTTCATGATGAACTTGGCTCGATCTGAGGTCCTCGCCTCCCCTGGCGCCAGGGTCCACGCTGGCGGCTCACGCCCGTCGGCCTCAGCTGTATAGCGGATGACCTGGGAACGGACAGTGGAATACTGGACGAAGAGTTTCTTGCGGGCAAGCTCCAGCTTGTTCAGCTCCTCGGTATACTGCGTCAGCGTCTCCATGTTTGCCCTCATCTTCAGAGTTGCCTCAACACGACCCTGTCGAGTGGGAAGAATGGCTAGCTCTCTCTCCATGAGGACATCCTCGCGATGCTTCTTGTACAGGCCGGTGCGAAAGGACTTGGTGAAGCTCAGGTCGAGGAAGTCATCGTTCCACTCACGCCGACAACTCATGCAGTGCGGATCCGTTGCGGAAGATAGTAGATACCTTTTAACACAATGTACACAAGACTTATACTCGCAGTATGGACAGCACAGTTGTTTACGTAACTGTACTGTAAATTCTGAACAACATGTATCGCATATGTCTGCCATAACCCTATCGTAATATAGGGGTAGCTGTTTAGCCCTACGGGCAAAGAAAAAATTGACACCGCTGACATCATCCCTAGGAAGTCCAGATGTTTCTCCTCCTGTGTGTCCTTGCGTTCACCTTCGCCCAAGCCCAGTACACCCGCTCCTTCCTTCGTGGGCTGAAGAAGTACGAGGATGACTATAAGCTAAATCAGTATATCAACGGTATAGTGACACACGTAGAGAATAAGGTGCTGGAGGCAGCTAAGGAGGGCAAGACGTATTATACTGAGCCCTTTTACGGGTGTGATATGTATGGCGATCCCTTTCTTACTAAGCACTGTGAAGTTATTAGCGAGGAGGTAAAGCTAAAGGTGCAGAAGCTCTTCCCAGAGTGTGACCTCGCATACGATCCTCGAACCAATAGGTACATCCTTTCTTGGATGTGAGACCAAAGGGTCTCCTAGCCCCGCAAACACTCTTTCACCCAGGGAAGGTTCTTGTCCACAGCAAGCATAAATCGAAGGTCAGCTGCCTTCTGGATTTGTTCAGCATTTACCTTTTTAGCTGCTAGTATAGCCATATCAGCACACTTCAGGCGATTAGCATTATGCTCAAGTACCCGCCTAACAAAGGCTGTCGCATCTCCCTCTTTTAACATATCCTTGCACGCGAAGAAGGCATCTCGCACCGCATCAACCGACAGATAGGGTCGCTTAGTTGACCCCTGGCGGATAAGCTTTTTTGCCCCAAAGTTAAACTCGGCCATAAGCTGTGTAATGTAGTCATTTGCAAGGACAATGGGGTCTGATTTCCATTCAATAGGCTTTTGGCAGTTTACTTCATTGAAATAGGAAATGATCTCTGCCTCACTGTTCATATCCTTCTCGAGAACGAAGACAGGAAAGTCTGGCTCACAGAGATTCTCAAAGTGGTCACAGAGTACCTTGTGTCTGTGCTGACCATCAATCACATATGACATTGTCACATCGTTGCCTCCTGCATCTGTCTCTGTGATCCTTGCAACCCTGTAACTGAACTCCAGCTTCTGCACATTGCCACGAATACCATCCTTGATCTTTTGTACATGTGCCGAGTCAATTATACGATTCCCTTTCCAAATAGGAATCTTAGTCAATTCCTTTGCACCCATGCTACATAGGCGAGAACCATCGTGGAGAATTGACAACATGGGCGGAGACATCATGTAGCCATGTCATATACATCAATTTTTTCGACCCGCTAGGGTTGTACAACATCTCGAAGCCTGGCAACCTCGTCGCGTATCTCCGTCGCCTCTGCACGTAGCTCCTTTATCTCTTCCCGCAGGTTCCTCGCCTCGGCACGCAGGGTTCTCACATCTCTGTGTAACTCTTGTACTGAATCTACAAGAACTGCTGTCAGATTTGCATACGCAATACTCTTCATCCCCTCATAATCAGTGTGTACGACTTCAGGATACACGGTCTCCATCTCCTGGGCGATAAATCCTAGATGCCTTCTTCCTGTCGACTCGTCATTTCTTGTATACGATACCGGTGTTATACTATCTATGTTCGACAGTGAGTTAGACATGGGTACAATATTCTCCTTGTAGCGGGCGTCAGAGCTCAGGGCAATACCATTCACAAGTAGGGTACCTGCAGCTGCATTGTAGGTAATGTTCGGTGATGAACTGTAAAAGGTACCCGATGGGTCACCAAAGACAAGACCATTTGCTGAGACCGTCGTTTGTATAAGTCCCGCTGTAAGGGTGTTCACGTGCAGTGACTGCGACGTGAAGGTAGATGCAGTTATCGAACGAATTGCCTTATGATTTGTATCAGCAATATACAAGGTCGATGCATTGTCAATCGTTATGCCACGTGGTACGTTAAAGTTTGCCACCTGAAAATTGCCAGTCGTCAGAATAGTCTTATCAGAAATCGTAAGAGAATTCAGCCCAGATATGGTGTTCACCTGGTACAGGGAATTTGTATACTTTATTTTCCGCAAGGTCATTGTGCCCGTATCAATGACATAGATAGTATTTGTTGAGTCTGCCACTAGGCCACCAATGTTAGAGAATTGTGCAGCAGAACCAACTCCATCGATGATGGCCGATGATTTGGTTGCCGATCCTGCAATTGTGGTTACATTATAATGAGTTAATTCAACCATGCGTATAGCGGTCGAATCAGCCACATAGAGATTTTGCTGCCCAGGATCTAAGGTGATAAAGGTTGGGTTAATAAATTGTGCAACGTTTGATGTTCCATCTACCCATCCTGATACTCCAGTTCCTACTAGAGTGGATACGGTTCCGCCAGGACTGATTCTACGAATACAGTAATTTCCAGTGTCTGCCACATATACTGTATTATCACTGCTTACTGCAATTCCCTGTACATTGTTAAATAAGGCTCTGCTAGACGCCCCATTCGATAATCCAGCAGGCCCCCTACCAGCATAGGCCTGGAAGTTTGCTGTAATCGCAGCAGCACCAAAGGTCACAACTGAAGAATAAATCTGAGTACCCGAGGTTATATACAGGGTTGAATTAACGGTATTGTACGCTAGACATGTTGGATTAGCACATACTGGTGGTATTGATCCCGCAATATCTCCGTTCATTGAATAGCCTAGGGTTTTGTTAACTATGTCTGTAAAAAATACAGTGTTGTTCGATGAAGTCCACAGAACATCATAGGGATAGATATGGTCTGAATTGAGCACCGTCTGAATTGTTCCGGGCGTTAAGGTGAGGTTATTATTTAATGCTGTAAGGGCATCATTGATATTGATTGTGCCTGTTGTACCGGTTGCAGGGGGCCACGGATAAGGGATAAGAAGGGGAATTCCTGTAGCTCCCACTTGCCCCGAAGGCCCCTGAGATCCTTGAATTCCTTGTATACCCTGTGGTCCATCAGGACCACGGGGTCCTAAAAATCCCTGTGGGCCCGTGGGACCGGTGATGGTTGATATGGGACCTTGAGGGCCTGTTGCACCCGTTGGCCCCTGAGGCCCAGTGACTCCAGTTACTGTTGAGGTTGGGCCTTTGGTACCCTGTGATCCTGTGACACCTCGTGGTCCTGTCTGTCCGGGTATACCCTGCGGGCCTGTTACACCCACGGGCCCTGTCACCCCCCGTAGACCGGTTTGTCCAGTAGACCCAGTTGGCCCCATATATCCGATTGGCCCTGTTGTCCCAGTTACAGTTGATGTCGGGCCAGTAGGGCCGAGTGGCCCTGTATACCCGGGTGGGCCCGTTGGGCCTGTAAAACTGCTTAGAAAGCCTGTTGGACCGGTTAGGTTCAACCAATTGGTTCCTCCAGTACCATCGGTCACGAGGAACTGTAAAGGAGGGTATCTTGAATTGGAAGGACCAAGGGCGAAGATTTTTCGTAATGTAATTGTATCAACATCAAGAAACGGGACGTTTCTAGACATCTTCTATCGGTGTCTGCTTTTTTATATGAGGTTTTTCTCGCACTTTGTTCCTCGCACTTCGTTGGTTGTATTTCGCAGATAAGGTGCTAAACGAGAATCAATAGACACATCAGATGACGCAGGGAGGAGGACTGCTTCAATTAGTAGCAAATGGAAAACAAGATGTCTTTCTCACAGGAAACCCTCAAGTAACCTGGTTCAAGATGGTATATCGCAGATATACAAATTTTTCCATTGAATCGTCCAGCATTCCCTTTGACACCCAACCGGACTTTGGTCGTCGCCTTACCTGCCTGATCCCTAAGAAGGGAGATCTCCTTGGCCCCCTGTGGCTAGAGATAACGCTCCCGGCGTTGACAGATTCAGTAACCGGTCTTCCTCTCTCTTACACAAATGCAATTGGTCACGCACTCCTGCAGGAACTTACCTTTGAGATCGGTGAACAGGAGATTGATAAACAGACGGGGGAATGGATGGAACTATGGTCGAACTATACCGTTACTGCTGACAAGCAGCAGGCATGGAATGCAATGATTGGTAAGGTACAGGGTGCTAGTCAGGGAAATGCCTCAGGTGCAATGGTTGGCTTATATGGGCCGCTCACCCTGCAAGTCCCTCTCCGCTTCTGGTTTTGCAAAAACCCGGGGATGTACCTACCCCTTCTTGCCCTTCAGTATCATCCCGTGAGGTTGAATATTACTCTCCGTTCCCTGAATAAGCTGTTCATTAATGATAATCCTACGGCTACCCCCTGTGACCAGACGGCGAAACCTGTCAGTATTACGTCACTTCAGTTATATGGGGATTACATCCATCTCGATCTGGAGGAGAGAAGGAGGTTCGTGTCGAATTCTCACGAATATTTAATCGAGCAGGTGCAGTATACGTCATCTTATCCTATAGATGTCAGTGCACAGACAATTCAAATTCCGATGGAATTTAATAATCCAATCCGTGAACTGTATTGGGTGATACAGAGAGATGTGGCCGTGAATGCAAATCAGTACTTTAACTATACGAATTATTCGATTGGAGAAACGTCACCATCTTATCAGAATCTCATTTCGACCGCACTTTTACGCATTGAGGGATACGATCGCTTTGATATACGAATGGCTGATTATTTCCGTCTGGCTCAGCCCTTTCAGTATCATACCGTGGTTCCTATAAATGATTACGTCTATTCCTATTCCTTCTGTTTCCGACCAGAGGATATTCAGCCTAATGGATCAATGAATGCGAGTCGACTGAATACCATGACTCTGCAGCTTGAACTAAATACGCTGGTCACACCGAAGAGGGGTACGGCAAATGCACGTATCTATGCCCTGAATCACAATGTTCTGCGCATCGTGGATGGATTTGGTGGGATTTTATTTCGTGTATAATATCAATGGCGTCGAATGGTCGACCTGATCCTGCACCTGCTCCTGCTCCTGCTCCTGCTCCTGCTCCTGCAATAGAACCAGTAATACCTAATGCTCATACCCCAATGAAGGCTCCAACCCTGATTCAGGAAGCAATTGCAGGATCTCACATCGATGTGTGGAATGCTCCTGTATTCAGTAAATGGGGAATGTTCTTTTTTACTCTTTTCTTTGGCAGCTTCGGATTACATTATGTTATGTTACGTGCACCTATACTTGCTGTCTTATTTATAATCGTAAACTCTCTGACGATGGGATACTGGTGGTTTTATGATTTAATACAATTGGCATTTACAAGTGTAGATGATCTGAATCTACACGGCCTCGGTTCTCCCTTCCTGGTTCAATACGCTGTTGCAGTGGGAATGTGGACTGGGGGTTCTGCTAAGGTGGCAGCTGCTGCAGCTCGATCTGCAACTCAGAGAGGTGGTGATGGAACAGCAAAGGCTTCGCCTAGCCCATCGGTGTCGACTGCTCTGCCAAAGGAGAAAGAGAAAGAAACAGGTGATCTTCCATTAGCTGATAGAGTATCTAATTTAGTAAAAAGACTATTATCAATGATTCTAGGTATTTTTTCTAAATCTCCTGAAAAAACACCATTGGTATTAAATGAAAATAAGGTTATCGAAAACCCTTTTACACACTCATTATGGGTTTTCCTATTTCTCCTTTTTGCACCTATTGGACCAGTATCGTCTGCCATTGCTGGAGATATGTGGAGTGCAGTGTTACATATATTTGACCCCCTGATGTTTCTCACATTCTTTTTTAATGCAATACAAGCAATACTAAACCCACTAGACTTCTTTATAGGTGGTGTATACAGGCCATTATTTTATAGGATGTTAAATTTTGGCTTTGAAGTAAATGGTCAAAGTAGCTTTTTACAAATGGCTAAGGTAGTAGAAACAAAGGAAGTACCTAATTTGGTAGAGACACCAGTTGAACTCGCTAAAGAACTTGGAGGGATTATGGGAAAGGCTAGTGAGATGGTACCTGCTGCAGGATTAGGCGGTGCAGCTATGACGGCTGCTGGAAGCCTTGCGGCAACGGTTAAGGCTGGGGCAGCAGCAACTCAGGCAACTGTAGGAACAATTGAGGCAGATGCTGAAAAGAAAAAGGCAGAAGCTGATCTGTTAAAGGCACAAGCGGAAGCCCTTAGGGGAAAAACAGGGCTTGCAAAGGGGCCTAATACTACTGGTGAAGGAAACGCAGGTGTACCGAATAAGAAAAATGCTGAAGCAGGAGTTGCATCTGGAAACAATCGATCGCCACTCCAAAAAGGCGGCTTTGTCCAGCGTGGTGGTTCCCCCGCTCAACCGACCGACTCTCTCTCCCTCGGCGTCATCGGTGCGGTTTTAGCAGGCGGATTACTCCTCGGTGTAAGTAGAAATGGCCTCTTTCAAGGAAAAGATGACTCCCCTCCTAACACAAGAAGAGTTTGAGGCCCTCCGTGTGTCCCCCCAGCTAGCTGAAAAGCCGGCACTCGTCTACTTCACGGCGACCTGGTGTGGCCCCTGCCGTGGTTTTGATTGGGAGTCTATCGCTGAATCGCTGACTGGGTACACCGTATACAAGTGCGATGTCGATGAAAATAACTACACCCCTGGGTACTGTGGTGTACGCAGTATCCCTAACTTCGTTCTCCTCAAGCCTGGTGCCGTCGTCGGCCCCAATCAGACGTCGAATCCAGTGAAGCTTCTGGAATGGTTAAAGGAATCGGCGTAGAAGAATAGATGGATGTCATAGTCGTGGGTGCAGGCCTCGCAGGCCTACACTGCGCCTTACGTATTTCCGAGAAGTACCCTCATCAAAAAATCATGATTCTCGATTCCTATTCCAAGCCAGGGGGGCGTGTTGATACTATACATCACGAGGGGATGCAATGGGAGGCAGGGGCAGGCCGTATTCCCAAGTCGCATAAGATGATTTCCGCCTACTGTAACAAGTATGGTCTGACACGCTTCCCCATTTCCTCCGACTCATCGTACCTCGAAGGAACTGAGCTGAAAGAGAATATCTGGAATCTCGTGACATCATCGATAAAGGATATTACGTCTAAGATACCCAAGACGACACTTGGTCATTATACAATGTATGAGATCCTGAAGAAACTCTACTCTCCTGCCGTAGTCGACGAACTGATTTCCTACTTCCCCTATCGGTCTGAACTCACCACACTGAGGGCAGATAGGGCCTTTCCTAGAGAATTCTCTGCATCAGAATCCTTTTACGGAATCAAGGAGGGCCTGTCGGCTATCATAGACGGTATGGTAGCTCAGCTGGCAGCCAGAGGAATCAAGGTGAATACAGACTGTCGTGTAACAGGGTTCGGTACACTAGATCTCTTTCCAATGCATCTTCACTGCATGACTCCTCATGGTATGAAGACGTTTACGGCAAAGAAGATTATCTTTGCTGTCCACTCGAACGCTTTGAAGAAGATTAGGCCCTTCTCGACCTACCCCATCCTCAAACATCTTAAGATGACTCCTCTTCTTCGGATCTATTCTGTCTTTCCCAAGGGACAGGGTCCCCAAGGAAAGGTCTGGTTTCAAGATATGCCACGCATTGTTACCAAGGCTCCTCTCAGGCACATCATCCCCATTAACTCAGCAAAAGGGGTTATCATGACTTCCTACACGGATGCCGATGACACCGACTTTTGGCATACCAAGTCGAAGGCTATTCTTGCCAAGGCCCTTCTTGACCAGATACGTAAGTCGTTCCCCCTGAAGACGATTCCTAATCCCCTCTATACGAAATCCTACTACTGGGCGGATGGCTGTACATACTGGACGCCTGGATCTTACGATCCTGAGAAGGAATCAGTCGATATCATGAGACCCTTTCCTGTACGTCTCCCCGACGTGTACGTATGTGGGGAGAGTTACAGTATGAAGCAGGCGTGGATGGAGGGGGCCTTGGAACACGCGGAAGCCATGTTACAGAAGTTTTTCTTTCGATGAAGTTTTTCTTTCCAAGGTTGAGATGAGTGGGCTGCCGTTATATATCTTTCATATCTTTGTCGTCTTTCCCCTTCTCTTTTACGTTGCCTTCTTTCGGGGCCTGGTGCCTCCGTGGGTCTATCATGGTCTGACTGTTCTAGGTCTGGTCATCATTGTGTATCACTTGTACAAGGCAGTTATTCGCTGGAAGGAGAAGTCTCCCTTTCTCTGGGTGAATATCATGCACATTATTTTCGTGGGACCACTGCTTGTCTATATAGGAAAAAACGACTACAATACACCGAGGTGGGCCTTTGAGATACTTGCCTTAGCAGCCTTTGCAGCACTAGGGTACAATGTGTATCAACTCGTTATTGACGTAAGTAAAATGAGAACAGTACGCCCTGAGGAGATTTATGACACTGCCTCTGCGACCTCTTCCGCAGCCAAGGGCAAGGGCTCTGTGTGACCCTGAACTGGGCCCAGCCCCAGTCCCTGGCGAACCTCCTCGTCCGCGAGAACCTCGGGCGGGAGACAGCTGACCACATGATAGACGAATGCCGGCTTACTCTTGAAATCAGCTCCGCAACACGTGCAGATGATCTGCCCGTTTTGCGATGTTCCTAAGATAGCGTTCACCTCGTTCGTCAAGTGCTTCAGCAAATAATGACTACGCAGCTGACCCCGAGTGTTTGCGGCATAAGGGCAGTCGGCAGGGCAGACGAACTCCTTTTGCTTCTTCTCTGAATGCTCAGGGTGCCTAGACAGAATGTGACTGTCTAGGTTCTGTTTGACAGCGGACTCATAGGGACAGTGCTTGCACTTGTGCTTGAAGGTACCAGAGTGCTTGGCCTTGATGTGCTCATGAACGGAAGAGATGTTCTTGATAGGACGCACATAGTCACAGTGGGGGCACTGGACAGTGTCGGCGGTGCGGATGTAGGTGAAACGGGCCTTGGGTTCCTTGGAGTCCATGGGTGTGGGACTGTCCAGGGGGCGGCGGGCGGCCTTCAATTTTTTTCCTGGGCCCAGACTACCCCTGTTCGGCTTAGAAAAAGTGAAGTATCCTCATAGACCCAAGCCAAGTCCCTTCTCCCCACAATGCAATGGATCTCAGGCACTCTGGAGCTCACCTCCAAGGTCCGCTATGGACTGAGTAGTCATGGTCATCCCCTCTTCCGTTTCATTCCCTATGACAGACGTTGGGCCCCCTTCGCGGTAGCCTCATCTATGCGTGACTTCAGCACAAACATCCATGCCATCATTGAACCGATTCAGGCAAAAGGTCCAAGCCAGATGCCCAAGGGGTCCATTGTCCAGCTCCTCGGGCAGCCCAGTGAGCACAGTGAAAAGGCCATGCTTCTTATGAGTTACGCCTATGACAGTAATAAGGAGCTCAGGAAGATTATCCCGTCTCCCCCCACTTCATTCGTGCCAGACGACAGGGAGACCGTGGAGGGCTTCACCTTCCATATTGATCCCCCAGGATGCAAGGATGTTGATGACGCCTTCACCTTCAAAAAGACGGACGGCAGGTGGAAGGTCTACATCCATATCTCAGATGTCGACGCCTGGATTCCTGCAGCCTCCGCAACAGATGAGGTGGCTAGACGCCGAGCAACCACCTTTTACTCCCTTGAGGGGAAGGCCCTGGCCCCTATGTTTCCCCCCGCCATCTCTGAGCAATCAGCAACCCTACTGCCCTCTGACCCTTTATTTGCCCACAAAGGGCAAAGCCAAAGTCTAAAGCCCGCTCTCTCCCTCGCCTTCACGTGGACCGAGGGACGCATTGAGGATCTTCACTGGACAAAGACGCTCATTCATTGCGACAGGTCCTTCACCTACGACGAGGCGAGCTCGCTTGTCGACACTATCCCTGAGCTCACAGCTCTCCGCAATCTATCGATCCAGTTGAGCAGTCCCGATGATCAGGCGGATGCCCATATCTGGGTACAGTCCCTGATGATCCTCTATAACACACGTGCTGGCGCTCTCTTACGAGAGAAGGGCAAGGGCATCCTGAGGAGACACTCGGCAAAGAAGAAGGAGCTCCTCGGCAAGGTAAATCAGACTGGCTTCTCCTTCATGGGGATGTACGCGGCAGAGTACGTCGATGCACGAGACGCCGATGTTACTCACGCTGGCCTCGACAAGGAGGCCTATGCCTACGCAACTTCTCCTATTCGCAGATACTGTGACCTGGTGAATCAGAGGTACATTAAGGACATACTTAGCCCCGCAGACCCCCCTTTTGCCGTTGATATTGCTCCTCTGGTTGCCGAGTTGAACAGGAGACAGAAGCAGGAGAAGGCCTTTACACGTGACTTGTTCTTCATGGAGGTTCTCTCTGGTCCTGTCAAAGGGGTTGAGGGTGTCGCTGTCTCAGAGAAGCGAGTCTGGATTCCCGAGTGGAAGCGATGTATTACAGTGAAGGCCAAGGTTGTTGAGGGTGAGAAGTACAAGGTGACCTGGTATGAGAATAGGAGTCTACCCCATTGGAAGGAGCGGATTGTCTTTCGTGCTGATCCCTTCTGACAAAGTCAAAAGTTGAATGTAACATGAGTCAATCGAATAAGTCCTATGAGCAATTCCTCTTGTGATGCTAGTCCTTGGGATAAAGTGTTGGCTAAGCTGATTCCTTCGATGGAGGAACGCTGCAATCGTGCTAAGTTGCAGGAGGGGGTTGCCTATACAAAGTGTCAGAACGTCAAGGGGGTCATGACATATACCCATGTGGGCCAATTCGTTCGCTCTTACCGAATGGGTTCAGGTGACGGAATGACACTTCATTGGGAGTTCAACCTAGATGGGAAGATTTATACAGAGAACGATGCCATGTGGGGTTCTGTTTCAGGCGACGAGCTAGTGTATTATACGCCTAAGGCCGCAAGGTAAATTCTACTCCCCTATAAATGGGAATTCAAGTTATAGCATTATCTCTATTGGTTATCCTGTGGTGGGTAGGTATTTGGGGATGCATAGAGACCTTAGTGCATGGATTTGCTAAGAATCCGTCACAGGCCTTCTGCGTCTATTTTTCCTTGGCAGCCTTTGCCTTGGCTATTTTTGCATCCAATCCAGGCATGTTTAACAAGCTAGTGCTATGAGCACATAAAAAGTTGATTAGGCCGTGGTGATATATACTAGTCCGACCCCAAATGTCCTTTCTCCGTATCGTTACCGACGATGAGCCTCTTCCTACCCCTCCCGCATATCCCGCCCTGGTGACCAAGTACCAGCCCGATCGATTCCAGCAGTTCGCCATCCAGGCGATCGAGCAGGGTGAGAACGTCCTTGTTACAGCTAAGACAGGGTCAGGGAAGACCTTTGTGGGTGAGTACCAGATCGCCAAGAGTCTCCAGCGGGGCGGCCGAGTGTTCTACACGACTCCCATCAAGTCCCTCAGCAATCAGAAGTACCATGACCTGAAGCACCTCTTTCCCGATGTAACAGTGGGCATCATGACAGGCGACATCAAGTTCATTCCGAACGCCCAGATCGTCATCATGACTACCGAGATTCTGCGGAACCTGCTGTTCAAGAAGGGCTCTCTCACAGAGTCTGTTGGTGCCACGTCTCTCCTGAGTATGGACGGGCTGGATTCCGTGGTTTTCGACGAGGTTCACTACATCAACGATAAGGACAGGGGGCATGTGTGGGAGGAGACCCTGATCCTGCTCCCACCCACGGTTCACCTCATCCTTCTGTCGGCTACCCTGTCGAGCCCCCAGATCTTTGCGAACTGGCTAGCGAATCTCAAGCAGGTCCCTCTCTGGCTCATCAGTACGCAGTGGAGGGCAGTTCCTCTAGAGCACGCGGTGATCTCGGATGGAAAGCCGCTGACCATTTACACGCCAAAGGAAGAGTTCCTTCCTGATGTCTATAGGGCATGGCTGGCTGAGCGAAAGGGTGACCTGACGGCTAAGGACAAGTTTGTCGAGAAGGTGAAGAATGAGCGTCGTGCGGGTACTGAGGGGGCTATCTCTGGAAAGGTACACATCAAGAGTTTTGACCATACCCTTCACGAGACCCTGGCCTGGCTACAGACGCACAATGGTCTGCCGGCCCTCGCCTTTGTCTTCTCACGAGCCAAGTGCGAGTCTCTGGCCGCTCGAGTCCCGCACACCTTCCTGGATTCCTCGGATTCTGCAGCAGTGGCACACATCTGGGATTTCCACTTGTCTCGGTACAAGTCTCTCCTGGAGAAGAGTCCGCAGATGCACACCCTGCGTGCTCTCGCTCTTCGTGGTATTGCCTTTCATCATAGTGGGCTTCTTCCGTTCCTAAAGGAGATTCTGGAAATCCTCTTTAGCAAGGGATACGTCAAGCTTCTGTTCGCCACAGAGACCTTCGCCGTTGGCATTAATATGCCCACGAAGACGGTGATCTTCACGTCGCTCCAGAAGTTCACGGACGCTGCCTTTCGCCCCCTCCTGTCTTCAGAGTATATCCAAATGGCAGGGAGGGCAGGGCGTCGTGGGAAGGACGACAAGGGCCTGGTTCTGTACATCCCTGACAAGGATCCGCTCGATGTCTTCCAGGTCCAGTCGATGCTCACTGGGCGGGCGAGCAGTTTCCAGTCGAGGATGCAGTTTGAGTATTCCTTCCTCCTCAAAGCACTCAATGGATCCGTACCCGTGAATACAATGCTAGGTGATTCGTATTGGAGGGCACTCGAGCAGGAGGAGGAACGAGTCATGGAGAAGGATATCGCTGAGCTTCAGAAGAAACAGGATTCTCTACACTTCTCGGAAGAGGAGCTATCTGTGTGTTCTGCGAAGCGAGGCTTCGAGGAGACGATCGCAAACAGTCACAACGCAAAAAGGAAGCAAGCCATGCGAGAGTATGAGAATTGGAAGCAGGATCATAAGGACTCGATTTGGGGTTCTGTCTTTGAGAAGTATCAGGAGTATGCTCAGATTGACGAGAAGAAGCGAGCTTTGCGTGGCTCGCTGACTGCGAGGATGAGCCAGGAGCTTTCTTTGACAGCTTTACCAGAGGTCGGTCAACGCTTTCGGATTCTTGAGGAATTTCAATACGTAGATCGTAAGGACGGTACATATTGTCTGACTGATAGGGGTCGTCTGTCTTCGGAGTGTAACGAGGGTCATCCATTCCTACTAACAGAGTATATGCTCTTCTTAAATGAACATCTGACCCACTGTACGATCCACGATGTCCTGACTGTTCTGGCACTCTTCCTGGGGGAGGCGAAGGATGAGACAACTCGGGCATCTGTTGAGGGGGCAGTGGCCGAGCACATAGACTTTATTCGTGAGAAGGCGAAGAAAGGCTATGATCTGGAGAGGACACATGGGGTAATGTATAACGGGTACTGGGATCTGAATGAGGAGTGGGTGGAGCCGATGCAGATTTGGATCACGGGAGAGCACAGCCTGGCGAGCCTAGCTCACACGTATGGGCTGTTCGAGGGTGCTGTACAGAAGGCTATCCTGAAGCTTGCGGCGATCCTTGAGGAGCTGCAGGCCTTGGCTACACTGAACTCGAATGTGGAGATGCTGAAGTTTCTTGACGAGGGACGGGCAATGGTGCTACAGGACAGTATTCTGGCGGAGAGTCTGTATCTGAGGATTTAGCCTTTGCCCCTTTGCGGTCTAAGACCAGCTATGGAGGGTGGCTGCAAGCCAGGCGTAGGCGAAGCCAGAACTTACAATAATAATCGATTTAGCATAGAACACGTGCCAACTATCGACGTATCTGTTGATCTTTTCATCCTGTAGCATCTTTACCTTGCTATCAAACTGGTCGATCATTTCCTTAAGGTCGCTATAAAGTACACAGGCATCACGGATAGTTAGGCACTCGTTATTGTTTTGTATACTTAGAATCATGCGTAACTCATCCCCGTTTACACAACTCATGGAACCCATCCTGACCAGGGTTATGTCTGTCGTGTCCTGGTTCAAACCCCGCTCTCCCAAGCTTGCCTCCTCGTCCTCCATACCGGCAGACTCGCCGTCGGCCAAGGGCATGTCACACTGCCCTTCCTCTGACTCAGCCTCAGCCTCAGCCTCAGCCTCAGCCTCAGCAGATGTAGATGCAATTGCCTCTGATGCAGACGCTTCAGGAGTCACTTCAACGGAGGGACTTGCTTCTACAGAGGGAAGTACCTCTGCCATTGCCTCCCTTACTGCCGTTCTCAGCAACCCTCTTACTGCCTCTGCTACCTCTGAGGGTATACATGAGATAACCGAGGAGACAGGTGCCTCTAAAGAGACCACGGGTGCCTCTGAAGAAACCACAGGTGCCTCTGAAGAAACCACAGGTGCCTCTGAAGAAACCACAGGTGCATCTGAAGAGACCACGGGTACCTCTAATGAGACCACAGGTGCCTCGACACAAGAGATCACGGGTACCTCTAATGAGACCACAGGTGCCTCGACGGAAGAGACTACAGGTGCCTCGACGGAAGAGACTACAGTCGCCTCTGCAGGAGCAGGAGCAGGAGCCGTGACGCTACGAATGGTAGACGTAGTGACAGTCCCTGTAGCAGTCAACTCAGCCCCTGTTACAGAAAGCGGGAGGCCCGCAGTGGATGAATAACAGCTTCCTATAGGACTGCTTGGACCACCTCTCCTGAAACACATTCTCTACGAGAAATAGTTTCACCCGTTTAGACCAGAGCCATAATTAGACCGGCGGGCATTTCAAACCGGCATTTGTGTGTTTTCAATATGAGATTTAAGAAATGCTTCTTCATCTTTCATATGTACTAGTAAAGATTTACACAAATTATATTTTTCTTCATTTGTA